GCCGCCCCGGCGACCCGGCCCGCGTCGTCGCCTCCACCGCGCGCGCCGCCGAGGCCCTGGACTGGCGGGCCCGGCTGACACCGCGGGACATGGTGACCTCCGCGTGGGAGGGCTGGCCCGGGCGGTAGGCCCCAGATTCGTGGGCGGCCTGGTACATCCCTAGCTGATGGGGCGCCAGGCCGCCATGGACTCGACACCTGACCTCAGGCGTGAGCGATCTCCTGCAACAGCGCGTCGAGGAACTCAGGGTCGATGTCCTCGCGCAGACCAATCCGCGCGCATGTCGTGCCGGCGGCGTCCAGCAGATCGCGGATGGTGTCGTATCCGGGGTGGAGGCGTTGGAGCTGTTGCACGTGCGGGGTGGCTTCCTCGGCGCGGTCGATGAGTGCGCTGATCTCGCGAGCGTTGAGGTGGGTGTTGCCGGTGGCGGCGAGGGCTCGGTCCACAGCCCGGTCGTAAGCGTTCATGACCGTTTACGGTAGCTGGGCGTCGTCCGGTCCGGGGCAGAAACCGCAGGTTCCTTGCTTCGCTGTCGGCGGTTCCCTAAAGCCTACCGCTGAGCGGGACCGTAACGTGCCCAAGGGGCCTTAGGAGCGAATGCTCTGAAGTTGCTCAAGCGGCGACCGTTCGACCCATACCCGTACCGACGATGGACCCATGAACCTTGGATGGGGACCAATCATCGGAGGGGTGCTCGGCGCGCTGTTAGCAGGCGCGTTCACCCTGCTCGGGCAGCGGTTTGCAAGGCACCGCCAACTAGAGGACCACAAGCACGCTCGGCAGCTTCACAAGGAAAGCCTGCTGCACAGTGCGGTAGTCCCGCACGAGGACCGGCTGTTCACGCTACGCAAGGAGGCGGGGGAGAGGTTCATCAAGGCGGCGATGGGCGTCATGCCGATCTCCGAGTACGCCTTGGCTCTCGCCGGCATGTACGAGCGGTGGGACGACGACGATGTGAAGCCGGGTGTGGCGACGACGCACACCTCTCGCGCTGACTGGGCGCCCCCGGTGGACTTGCGGGCGGCGATCCCCAAGGCGGATCGCCTGACGGACCTGGTCGCCGCCGGGGCGCTGTTGACCCCGGCGCAGCTTCAGAACCTTACGGAGACAGCGAGGCAGATCATCCTTGCGGCCTACGACGTCACGGACACCCGCCCGTACATCGACGAGGGTGCAGACCCGACGACCTTTGTTGTCGGGCGGATTCAGGAGTACATCAAGCTGGTGGACGGTTTCGCTGAGCAGTTGGCTGAGCAACTCGACGCACGCGATCGAGTGAAGGTGGCCAAGGGCTAGGGTGACGCGAGGGTGCCCCCGGCCACTTTCCCTGGCCGGGGGCACCCGTTCTACGTCTCCACTCACCTGCTCGCGGGGGCGTGTTCAGCGGCCCTCTGGTGCTCGACCTCCACGCAAGAATCCCATTCCTCGCTGCCGTAGTAGTAGGAGTAGCTGGACCAGGCGCGGAACCGTGCTCGATAGGTTCCCGGCGTTACGGGGCCGCCGTTTGGGGCCTCGAAGTTCTCGAACCCGCAGTTGCCGATCTCGTCGGCCATGGAGCATCCGTAAGGCGCTCCATGGAAGCCGTCGGGGTCGGCCGGGATGCGGGCACAGCCAGCGGGATGCTTCACCTCCACCACGTCGTCTGTGTCGGCGGGGTCGTTGACGGTCAGCGTGTGCCACTCGCCGATGTGCTCGGCCATGGTCGGTGTCCTCACTTCTCGTCGTTCTTGCTGGTGTTTCGCTTCGGGTGCTTCGCCCGCCACGCGTCGATCCCTTCCTTGGGCCACATCGGCGTCCGTCCGACCTTCGTGGCCTTCGGAAAGTCCGGAGACCGTTGGGCCAGGTTGTAGAGGCTCTGCCGGTTGATGCCGAGTCGTTCTGCTGCCTCGTCGGAGGTCAGGTAGTCGGTGAGGTCCATGGGTTCAGCGTAGGCGGGACGGAGTAGCTTGACTACTGCTAAGCTTAGAGTAGCTCAACTACTCACCTAGGGATAGGGGAACGATGCAAGAAGCACTGACGCCCGACCTGAATCCGCAGTGCGGCAACCCGGAGTGCTCCAACACGATCAACGACCCCAAGCGCCGCAAGTTCTGCTGCCGCACCTGCACGAACCGGGCCAACTACCTGCGACGCGGCGGCAAGGAGTACATCTACGCCGTCTTCCTGGACAAGCGATACGGCCTGACCATGGAGGCGTATCAGGCGCTCGTAGCGGACCACGCCGGAAGGTGCGCCATATGTAACGACGCCCCAGAGCAACGCCTCCACATCGATCACGACCACAAGAGCGGCGTTGTGCGTGGCCTGTTGTGTCGTGGCTGCAACCACGCGTTGGGAAACGCGCTGGACGATCCGGCGCGCCTGCGGGCCATGGCTGACTACCTAGAGCGCCACCAGCAGTCAGCGGCCTAGAGTCACCTGAGCGAACACAAGTGAGGGGTGCACCCATCCGAACTGGGTGCACCCCTCACTGTGATCCTAGGGCACAGAAGCGAAGCCCTCCGAAAGGCGGCGGTTCCTTAGGATCGATCCTGACGAAGAATCGCACTGTTCGAGCGTTGCCCCTGTCGCGCGGCCGCGTCGGGGGCAACAGCGTTTCTGATTCTCGATAAGCTCACATATGGCTAGTGATCATCGAGCAGAGGAGCAGTCCATGGACGACCTCAACGCCCGCGCCGCCGCAGTCTTCGGAGGGGCCAAGCACTTCCCCAGGTGGCCCTACGACGTGACCGGCATCGACTACCTCCTGCGCGAGAAGGACCCCGAGCGCTTCCGCCGCGACCTCGCCGTCCTGACTACCAAGCGGTACGCCATCGTGGAATGGGCCGAGCTCTACAGCCTGAAGAAGAGCAGCGTGAAGTGCTGCCCCCTGTGGCTCACCCACAGAACCAGCCGGCGATGCGCATGGGACAGCGACTGCCAAAGCGGCGGCCACCCTGACAGGTCATGGCTCGACCATGCCATCTGCTGGCTGCGCAACGGCCGACCCGCCGTCATCACCTCCGCTCCTTACGAGGTGAGCGACAAAGACCAGCAGCGTCACCTCTGGTGGCGTAAGGCGCACCCCACTCTGCGCGTCCAACAGGGGGCAGGCTGGTACGGCCACGGAACCACTCAGATCGTCATGTGGAACACAACGCGCATCGAGCACGTCGCCCCGGCCAGCAACATCGATGACCCCCGCACGTTCATGCACCAGTCATGACCGACCACCTGCCCGCCCAAGCGAGCCCTCTGCTCCCCGCTGAGTACAACGACGAGCTCCGCGCCCGCATTGCCGCGCTCGACACCGCGTCCGACACCCACGCCGCCGACCAGCGCCCCGACAACACCACCCGCGCCTACGCTGCCGACTGGAAGACCTGGACCGCCTTCTGCACCCAGTTCGGCATCCCCGTCACCGCCGCCACCCGAGGCACCCTCCGCGCCTTCGTCGACTACCTCTGGAACCACGAACACCGCGCCTACACCACCATCGACCGCAAACTCGCCGGGATCACCGTCACCCTCCGCCGCCCGCCCTACAACCTCGTCCTCAACCCCGACGACACCACCGCCGCCCGCGAACTCCTCAAGGACTACCGCCGAGCCGCAGAACAAGCCGGAGAACCACCCCGAGGACGAGGCAAAGCACCCGCCATGCGCCTCATCACCCTCCGGGAAATCGTCGCCACATGCGACACCGACATCTTCGGGCTCCGCGACCGCGCCATGCTCCTCGTCGGCTTCGCCATCGCCGCCCGCCGCGCCGAACTCGCCGGACTCCGCCTCCGCAACATCTGCGACGACGACAACGGACTCCTCATCCACGTCCGCGTCTCCAAAACCGACCCCCGCACCGTCCCCGTCCCCTACGGCTCCCACCCCGACACCTGCCCCGTCCGAGCCTGGAAAGCCTGGGCCGAAGCGGCGGACATCACCGACCCTGACAGGCACGCCTTCCGCCGCATCCACCACACCGGAGCTGTCCAGCCGCACGGCTTGTCTCCGCAGCGCGCCGGCGACATCATCACCGCGGCCGGCCTGCGTGCTGGCTGCGAGGAGCTGTTCACCGGGCATTCTGTCCGCTCCGGTCTCGCTACCGAGGCCCGGCGGCAGGGCAAGGACCGCAAGGCCATCGCGGCGATCACCGGGCACAAGGAGAACTCGAAGATCCTCGACGGCTACATGCAGGTCGTGGACCGGTGGAGCGAGGAGGACAACGCCCTGGTCGGCCTCATGTGAAGCACGTTAAGGGACACTGTGGTGGTCGGTAAGGGAGGCGTTGTGGTGTACGAGGTGCGGTCGGTGCGGAATCTCGCGGCGCTGGTGGAGAAGGTCGCGCCCCGGGACCGGGATGAGTGGGAGACGCGGCAGCCGGTGCTGCTGCGGCGGGGTTCGCCGCGGCGGGACGTGTGGGAGCAGGTGTCCCGGTCTCGTGCCAACCAGCTGTGGATGGTGGTCGGCATGTTCGACCGTGCCGTTCAGCATCCGTCGATGCCGGAGCGCACCCGTACCCGCGGCATGGATCAGTTGTTCACGTGGGCTGCCCTGAACGCGTTCTGGGAGCTGGCCGTGCCGGGCGAGTTGCGGGCGCGGGCGGAGGATCGGGGGAAGCGGCTGCCGGTGGCGTCGCAGCGGATGGTGCGGGACTGCCTGGCGATCCTCGCCCGCCTGGTCGTGCCGGAGCGCCGGGTACGGCTGCCGAAGTTGCCGCAGGCGCCGGCGCGGGCGGTGACACGGCCGGATCAGGAACAGGAGTTGCTGCACCATCTGCTGCGGCTGGCGGCGGATGGGCCGGCGGGTGGGTTCGTGTGGCAGCAGCGGCAGGCGGATGCCCGTGTGCGTGCGTTGGCGGTGGCTGGGGTGGCGGTGGATACGCGGTCGCGGGTGTCGGAGCTGGCGGCGATCCGTATGTCGGATCTGGGGGAGGGGCTTAGGTGGGTGCGGGTGCGGCGGCGTCCGCAGAACAGTGCGCATCTGCCGGTGGTCGAAGAGGAGCTGCCGTTGTCGAGGGCGACGCGGGAGGCGTTGGGTCGGTGGTTGGAGGTGCGGGAGCGGTTGGTGGCTGGGTTGGAGGGTGGCCGGGTGGAGGCGTTGTGGGTGCGGGTGTCGCCGTATCCGTTGCGGGCGGGGGAGCCGGAGGGTCTGCCGTTGTCGGATCAGCGGTTGCGGAAGGCGTATACGCGGGGTGTGCGGTCGTTGAATTCGGTGATGGCGGGTGTGGTGGGGTGGGAGCCGTTGCCGGTGTCGTTGGAGTCGTTGCGGCGGGCGGTGGTGCCGCAGGAGGGGGTGGTGTTGGAGTTGGTGGGTGACGTGTGACCGGTTTGCGGGGTAGGCTTCGCCTTGCGTAATAGGTATGTGAATGGCCACCACCCGAGGTTCGGGGCGGTGGCCATTGTCGTGTGCAGGCTGAGGTCAGTCTTTCGCTTCCGCTGTGGCCGCGAGGCAGGCGGCCACAATAACGACTGTCGGGGTGTCGGAGGGGAACTCGATGTTTGCTCCGTTGGGGCAGGTGAGTCCGGAGTCGTTGGACTCGTTCGTCACGGCCCAGACGGCTCCGGAGGGGTGACGCAGAATGCTGAGCGGCATCTCATCATCACCAACCCATCCGGCGGCCTCTAGCGTTTCGAGGACGTCGAGTCGTCCGTTCCAGTCGCCCGGTTCGGGGGTTTCGATGATGAGGCGCAGGTGAGGCATAGGGTCTCCTTAGGCGGCGAGGCGGTAGGCGGCCTGCTCGAACAGGCGGGCGTCGGCCGCGTTGCGGGGGCGGTAGCTGGTGAGGCGGGCGGTGAACGTGGCCTGGTCGTACAGCTTGACGGGCACGGTCTTGGTGCGGCGTCCCCGGAGCTTAATGGTCGTCTCGCCGAGGGTGGTGGGGGTGACGGTGCGGGAGAAGGCGCCGGAGTAGCGGCGGGCGAGGGTGGGGTGGATGCCTGCGGCGATGAGGTGGGTGCTGGCGGGCTGGGAGAGTCCGGTGGCGGTGTTGCGGGTGGCTCGGGTGGTGGTGCGGTTGGTGCGCTCGCGCTGGCGGAGGGTGTGGCGTGCGGTGCGGGTGCGGGCGTTCATCGGGTTCCCCCTTCGTGGTGCGGTGGACTCACCATAGCCATACTCCATTGCGTTGCGCAATGGAGTATGCGAGACTGGTTCAAGCAAGCCACCCGACCACCAGCCCCACCGCCCATGGAGGAAACTGGCGTGACCAACACCCCCACGCGCCGCCCCACCACGCCCACCAGCCAGCGGCGCCCCTCGAAGGGACACCGCCCCATGGCCCGCTACAGCTACGACAAGCGCATCGCCTCCCACGTCGTCGCCGCCGCCGACAAGCTCCGCGCCGACGACCCCGTCCTCGCCGAGTCCCTCGACAAGATCTCCGCCCCAGGCGGCTGGCAGCTCCTCCGCCCGCCGACAACGGCCGGAGGCCGCCCCAACCTGGCCATCTGGACCCCCGTCAGCGTCCGCACACAGCTCATGGACGCTTCCCCCGACCTCGCCGCGGATGTCGACGAGGGCTTCGCCGCATACCTCGCCGGCCGGTTCACGCCCGACAAGCCCCCGCGCGGCCGTGCCAGCCAGGGCGCGACCGAGGACCGCAAGAACCTCAACGTGCGGCCCGACCCGGAACTCGTCCAGCAGATCAACGACAGTGCCGACGCCCGCGCTGAGGAACTGGGCTGGAAGCCCACCCCGGGCGTGATCGCCCTCGCCTGGCTCCGCCACAAGTACGGGCTCTGACCCGCCGAGGGGCTGGCCGGGCCCGGACGCCGACACCGGCCGGCCAGCCCCTTTCACCATCACGCACAACCTCATAGGGAGACCTCATGGCCACGGCCAGCGAGGCCCCCGCCACCATGGCGGAGGGCCCCACCACGCACACCCCGAACCAGAACACGTACGGCTACACCCGTGAGCAGCAGATCGAGGCCCTGCACAAGCTGCGGGCCCCCTTCGACCCGAAGGAGATCCGCTTCCTGCCCCGCATCTGGTGCAAGGCATGCAAGGACTCTCGCGGTCGAGGTTGCGACCGGCACACCTTCACCTCGTGCACCAAGTGCAAGCAGAGGATGCCGCAGGGCGGCCACATCGACCTCCAGTTCGTCGGGCACGCAGAGGCCACCAACCGGCTGTTGAACGTCGACCCGTTCTGGGACTGGGAGCCGCTCACCGTCGACGAGCGGGGCCTGCCGCAGGTCGACGGCTACCGGGGGTTGTGGATTCGCCTCACGGTGTGCGGCATGACCCGCCTCGGCTACGGCCACGCCGGCGACAAGACCGGCGGCGACGCCGTGAAGGAAGTCATCGGCGACGCCATCCGCAACGCCGGTATGCGCTTCGGGATGGCGCTGGACCTGTGGACCTCCTCCGATCTGATCATCTTGGAGTCGGGAGAGGCACCGGAGACCGGCACCGCGCAGCCGCAGAAGCCCGCTGCCGCTGACGGGCCGTTCGAGAGGCTGAAGGCGCAGGTCCGCAAGGGCTGGGACAACCAGGTGGCCCTCATCGACATCCGCAGGGACGCCAAGAAGCAGGGCTTCAACGACCAGCCCGTCCCAGGCCCCGACGGTACGCAGATCACCTTCGACCAGCTCCTCGCCGACCGCATCGAGCAGCTCGCCCAGCAGCCGAAGGCGGACGCCGCATGACTGCCAACCTGATCGTCGAAGGGTTCCACGGGCCCGGCGGCTGGGCCGAAGGCCGGCGCATCCTCTGCCTCACCACCCAAGCCATCGGCATGGAATGGGACGCCGCCGCCTGCGCCACCGCCACCGCCGCCGGACACACCGTCATCCGCACCGACGTCGCCGCCTACCCCACCGCCCCGTTCAAGGGCCGCATCGTCGGCAAGGTCGACTCGCCTCCGTGCCAGGCATGGTCGCGGGCCGGTAAGGGCCTCGGCCTGGTCGACCAGCCGCTCGTCCACCAGGCCGTCGAAGACCTCTCCCGAGGCCGCGACACCCGCGCCCAGCTCCTCACCGCCTGCAAGGACGAGCGGTCCCTGCTCGCGGCGGAGCCGATGCGCTGGCACCACGACCTGCGGCCCGAGTGGATCTGCATGGAAGAGGTCCCTGGCGTGTTGCCACTGTTCCAGCAGTACGCGCAGATCCTCCGCGGCTGGGGCTATTCGGTGTGGGTCGGCATCCTGAACGCCGCCGACTATGGCGTTCCCCAGACCCGCCGTCGCGCCATCCTCATAGCGTCCCGCCTTCGCAACGTCACCGCACCGGACCGCACCCACGCCGAGTATCCAGCCGACGACCTCTTCGGAGACCGCCTCCTACCCTGGGTGTCCATGGCTGAGGCCCTCGATCTGCCCGAAGGCATCGTCATCAACACCCGCGGGGAACGGCGTACTGCTGGCGGAAACAACTTCACTGCTGACGGTCCGTCCTGGGCGCTGACCGAGAAGGCCCGGTCTTGGTGGGTTCTTCGCCAAGGAGCCCGATCAAACGCCACCACCCGTCGCCTGGACCAGCCCGCCGCCACCATCGTGGCCGGACACTCGCGTCGCGACTACCAGTGGCAGACCGTTGGCGATGGCCCCCAGCAGCGACGGCCTCTCGCCTTGGCGGAAGCCGCGGTCCTTCAGGCGTTCCGCTCCGATTTCCCGTTCCAGGGCAGCGAGTCCAAGGCCTTCCAACAGATCGCAAACGCCGTCCCGCCCATGCTCGCTGCTCACGTTCTCAGTGCGGCAACTGGGCTGCCGATGCCCGCCGCGCAGCCCGCCACCTTTGCCTGCGCCGCCTGACCTCTCGCCGAGGCTGGCAGGCCACCATCCACCACTTCTGGCTACCAGGAGGTTTGCCATGTCTCCAGTCCTGCACGCCTCACTGATCGTCCTCGTTGTCGCCGGGTCGGGTGTGGGGGCGGCTGTCCACTCGTGGTGGATGCGCCGCCGCCCGCACCGGGCCGGCGTCTACCCGGGCAGTACCGAGCACCAGGCGGCCCTGGACGAGGCCGCGCTGCGGGCCGCGCTCCAGCAGGCCGCGGTCCTCGGCGCCGCCGAAGCCGTCATCGACACAGCGTGGGCACGGCTCGCCCCCTACTACGAGCAGAAGGAGGCCGAGCCATGGCCGCCCGCCGTCTGAGCAGCGCACTCGCCGCCTCCGCCCTCCTCGGGGCGGGGGCGGCCCTGTATCTGCACACCCAACGTCTCCGCCGCGCCCTCACCGCGGAGCGTGCCGCGCGTCGCCTCGAAAGCACCGCCCACACCCGCGACTACACGGCCGTCATGCAGCGGCTCACCGCCGCGATCACCGACCAGCAGCCCGCCGGGCCGCCGACAGCGAAGGGACCCCGCCCATGAACCAGTCCACCGCCCGCGGCGCCTACCGCGCGCTCACCGACCACCGCTACTACCGGTACCGGGGCTGCGCGCCCGACCCTGACCAGCCCGACCGTGCCGCCGGCAACCCCGACGTGCCCCTCAACGCCTGGCTGCCACACACCGAGGACGGCGCGGAGGAGCAGCGGGACCGCATCGACCGTGAACGCGCCGCCATCGCCGTGTGCGAAGCATGCCCCGTACGGGCCCTGTGCGCGACGTACGCGTGCGCGGAGACCGACGGGCAGCTCACCGAACCGGAGGGTGTGTGGGGCGGCTTGCTCGCCCTGGACCGGCACCGGGAGCTGATCGGCCGCCGCACCGCCGAGCCCGCCATCCCCACGGTGACGGAGGTGACGCTCGCGGAGTGCCGCCGCGAGCAGAAGCAGATCGTCCTCGCCGCATTGGCGTCGCACTGGGACGAGGAGATCGTCGCCACCGCCGCGGGCATGGACCTGCGCACCACCAACTGGCACCGGTCCAGCCTGTGCGGGCTGCTCGGCCTCGACCGGGAGACCGCGACCCGCGCGCAGCTCCTCGCCGCGGCCGCCGAACACAGTGTGCTGCCCGCCGGGGTGCGGGTCGTGCGGGAGCCGTCCCCCGTCGCCGCAGCCCCAACAACGGACGGGGCCCGGCAGCGGCGCATAGCCGCAGGCGCCCCCATACAGCTCACCCTGCCCCTCGCCGGCGCGCTCCAGCTCCGCCGCCGACGCCGCACCCGCACCACCACCCCTCGCCCCCGCCCCGCTGCCCGCATCGTGGCCGACACCCTGGAGACCGCCGCATGACCACCCCCACCCCTTCCACCACCGTGCACGCCGACGAGGCCCTCGCCGCGCGGGCCGCGCACAGTGCTGAGCAGATCGCCGGGTACCTGGTCCTCGGCCAGCTCGACACGATCGGCCGCCCCGACAAGCTGCCCCACGACCTGTGGCCCGACCAGGACCCGGTGGTGGTGCAGGCCGTGTGGGACCGGGCGCTGGCGGTCGGCTACCGGGCTGGCCTGCACGCGTCCCGCCCCCGGTTCCATCGGGACACGCTCGACCGGCTGCGGGGAGTGCTGGAGGAGGCGGGCTGGCAGGCGATGGCCGGCCGGGCAGCGGCGGTCACGGACCTGCTCGCGGTGACGCCGGTGGACGACGGCCTGGACGCGCACGCCGGCATGGGTGTCGCGGAGGTGATCTGGTGACGGCCGCGGGAAAGGGTCGGCCGCCGGTTTTCGACGACGGGGCTCGCGCCCGGTACCTGGCCGCGCTGGCGGCGGGCGGGTCGATGGTGGACGCGGCGACGGCGGGTGGGATCACGGCCCGGTGGGCGTCGCATCTCGCGTCGATCGACGCCGGGTTCGCTGAGGCCCGACGGGCAGCGAAGCGCGACGGCAGGGCGGCGAGGTTGGCGTTGAGGCCGCACGGGTCGGAGGGCCGGTACGTGCACGACCGGTGCCGGTGCGAGCTGTGCACGAAGGCGGCGGCTGTCGCTCGGCAGGCGCGGCGGGACGCGGCAGGTGACGTGACGGATGGGGTTGGTGAGGTGAGCCTGCTGGTGGCGTCCCGGAGTCAGGAGGTCTTTTTGCCTGCTGAGGCTGCGTAGTTGGGGTGGGTGGCCGGGAGGCCGGGGTGCTTGATGACCCTTATTTAGTTCCGTTTTTCGTCGGACACGGGGAGGGGTTGGGACGGGTGTGCGATGAGCTGGAATCCCTGACGCCCTGTCCGATCATCAACACGATGCGAGAGGAGGGGGACAAGTGACCGGTTCAACCGCTAGGCTGAGCCTTGCGCCAGACGACCCATCACGGGTCGGAGGGCGTAGGCAGCAGAACGGCCCCACTCCCCCGGCTGGTAACCGGGATCGATGCGGGGCCGGTGCCGCAGGCAGTCACCCACTACAGCGACTCCTACGGCTGGCCAACACACAACAGAGAAAAGGTGCTGACATGCAGCAGAGTACCCGGGGACCCTCCCGGTCAGACAGGTGGACCAGCGATTCCGGCGTGAACATCACACTGCCGACGCACGCAGGCCCTGTCCCCACTACCCACACCGCACGATGAGCGCCCAGGGCGAGGACATCCTCGCCTGGCTGGACGCTGCCATCGCCCGGGCAGAATCCGAGGCCGGCTACTCCGAAGGCGAGTTCATCTTCTTCGACGTAGGAGATGGGCAGATCGCTGACCACTACCAGCACGCGGGCTCTTCTGAGTCGGTCCTGCGTCGCTGCGCCGCCGACCGGAAGCTTCTCAACCTCCACGGTGACCGTTCGCACTCCTGCCCCGCTACGGGCGCCAACGGCTTCCCCGACGAGTGGACCGAGTTCGGCCGTGCCGACATCTGCCCCGTCGTCCAGCTCCTCGCCGAGGGATACGGCTGGAACTCCGAGACTTCCCCCGCCAACCAGGCGCAGGGACAGACCCCACCCACTGAGGGGGATCAGGTGACGTAGCTCTACTCGGCGGGAGATTTCCTCAACCGCCTGGCCGCCCACCTGGACCGGTACGCCAATACCTTCCAGGCCACTGCGGCCCACTTCCACGGCTCGACTCGCTACAGCCGAGCTAAGGCCCACCGGACGCCAATCCGCCGGGCGAACAACAGGTTCTCCCAGAACCGCACCCACCGAAGCGGGCTCTTTCGTGTCCGCAGAACGGAACGAGGTACATCTTGCAGTACGCGACGCCGTCTTGTCAGCTTCCGCGCGCCCGCACGGGCGATTCGCGGCAAAAGTCCACCCCACAGGTTGGCGAACTCGCCCCCCTCAACACCCCCGCCAACCAGCAGTGGATCTCCACCACCACCGGACGCATCGCCACCGACGGCTACTCCTGGATGCAAGCCGTCCACTGGATCGCAGGCAGCGGCCTCTACACCCCCAACCGCGACCACGGGCCCAAATGGGGCCCCACGACCATCGTCATCGCCCAGGAGATCGCCAACCTCACCGAGTGCCGGCCGAGCGTCGACTACCTCGCCCGCAAGCTCAAGTGCTCCACCCGCACCGTCAAGTACCACCTCGGAATGCTCCGCGAGGCGGGCCTGCTCGTGTACCGCAGCAAGGGCACCCGCATCACCGGCAGCATCCGCCACGCCTCCGTCTTCGAGCGGGTCATCCCCGTCGCCTTCGACGAGGCGCTCGGTATCCGTTGCACCCTCCGCGACACCACCCAGCCCGCCTACACGCGCACCCCCGTCGGCATCGCCGAGGAGGGCCGCAAGCTCATCGGGAAGCTCGCCAAAAAGGCCGCCCGGAAGACCCGCCGCCGGGCCCGCCGCAGCCCTGTTTCGCGGGGGCAGCGTTGCACTCTAAGGGGGGGTGGTACCTCAGCGTCGTCTTCTGCGGGTATTTCCACTGGCCCCTCTGAGAGCAGCAAGCTCGCAAGCGGGACCCACAGTTCCCCCACCCCGAAGCAGTCGAAGCGCGCCCTCAACAAGGTTGGCCGCCGCTACCAGCTCGCCGGTGAACTCGTCGCCCTCATGCCGTGGCTGTCCCGCGCACCCAAGGCGCGAGTCGCTTGGGTCGCTCGCCACGTCGCCGACGCCGGCTGGACCGCCCTCGAAGTGCAGGCCGTCGTCGAGCAGGACCGGCCCATCACCGACGGCACCGTCCGCCGCGGTAGCGCTCTCCTGGCCTGCCGCCTGCGTGGTGTCCACGAGCTGTACAACACTCCGTCCCGCCGCCAGACCGCTGTTGCCCACTGGCGGGACCAGCGCTGCAACGAGCACGCCCGTCACGAGGCGTACGACCTCATCACCGGCCCCATCAGCAGCGGCGCTGTCCGCCGCCTCGTCCAGGGCGTCGTCAACCGCCTCCACCAGCCCGCCCAGGAGCCTGTCTCCGACGAGGAGACCTTCACCGTCGTCGCCGACACCGAGGACACCGTCACGGTGCAGCCCGTCGAGTTCGATGACGAGACGAAGAAGCTCAACCGCAAAGCAGCCCGAGCCGACCACAACCTCGTCACCGCTGCCCTCGCCAGCGGCATGACCGAGGACACCGCCAACGCCCTCTTCGGTGCTGATCTCGTCAGCCTCGCCCAGGGCATCGCCCGCGCCACCGCCCGCGGCAACCTCCGCCTCGACGCCCGCTAAGGAGCCACGCCATGACCGACCAGACCCCCGCTCAGCGTCCGGCTCTCACCGGCGCCGACCTCGCCCGCGACACCCTCCGCGCCTACGCCCGCACCGCCAAAACCCAGCCCGCCACCAAGCCCCCCTCACGCAAGCGCGGCATCACCCGCGGCCGCGGCCGCGACCCCGTCCGCGCCGGCTCTGTCATCGCCGCCATTACCGACCTCCCCGAATGGTCCGGAGGCGTCGCTGGCGGTGTCATCGCCGACCGCTGGGCCGAGCTGTGCCCCCAGTACGCCGGTGGCCTGGTCACCCCCGTCGCCTACGACCCGGAGCGGGGGCGCCTCGACCTGCGGCCGTCCACCACGGCCTACGCCACGCAGCTCCGGCTCCTCGGCGGTGCCCTCGCCAAGCAGATCAACGACAAGCTCGGCGAAGCCAGGGTCCGCGCGATCCGCGTCCTGGCCCCCGGCGCCGCCACGTCCCCGGCCGGCGACCGTTCGGCGAAGGCCACCGCGGAGGGCCCCGTGCGTACCCGCGAGGACGCCCCCGTCGGCTTTCAGGACGCGCACGCCGCCATCCAGCAGGTCCGCATCGAGCGAGAGGCCCTGACCGGTGACGAGCGTCGCTGGTCCCGGGAACCCCAAGCCGCGTTCGCGGCCCTCGTCGAGTCCGGTGCCGCCTACCACCCCGCCACCATGACCGGCCGCCGCTCCTGCGAGGAATCCAGGCAAGCCGCCATCCGCGCCAAGAAGGCCGCCCGACAGGCAGACGCCGCATGAAGTGATTGCCCCGCAATCACCTGAAACACCTCCGGAACCGGCCCATACACAGCCACTTTGGGCGTTCAGCCCCGGGCCGCTATCAGTCCTGGAACGCCGTGACGGATAAGCTCACCCGCTGAGACCCGCCATCGGCACCACCCACCCGGAGATTCCATGCCCGGAATGCCACGCAAAGACCTCAACGCGACGCGCAACCAGCAGGCACAGCAACGCCTCTTCAGCCAGACAACCGAGCTTCCCGTGGCGGACCTTCTCCCCAGCCCCGAGAACGGCCGCCGCGTACTCCGCGGCGTCGACAACCTCGCCGAAGCGCTGAAGGTCGCAGGCATGGTCCAAGCGATGACCGTTGTCACCGCCGACACATACATCTCGCACTACCCCAAGCACGAACAGCACGTGCGGAACGCCGGCAAGAAGTACGTCGTGCTCCACGGCCACCGACGCCTAGCCGCCGCACAGAAAGCCAACCTGGACAAGGTCCCCGTCTACCTCCGCAAGACGGTCACCAGCATGCGCATCGCCGCCATCCAGGAGAACGAGAACCGCCTCGGCCTCGACCCCGTGGAACAAGGCGCCGAGTACCAGGCCGCCATGGAGGAGAACGGCATTTCCCAGCGGGAGCTGGCCCGGCAACTGGGCGGGACCTCGCAGACCAACATCTCTCACCGGGTCAAGCTGCTCTCCCTCATTCCGGAGCTTCAGCAGGCCGTCGTGAACCACTGGCTGAAGCGGAACGGCCTGGAGCAGGAAATGGACGGGGACTTGCTCCTCCCTGTGAAGGAAGCCGCAACCGTTCTGGCGAGCCTCCGCGACGACCTTCAGCGCGCCTACGCCGCCGGTGAGATCACCTTCGAGCAGGCCGCTGCCATCGTGAAGAGCAAGACGCCGAAGGAGCACCAGGAGGTCCCTGCCAGTCAGTCGCAGGACCAGGCGCCAGCGGCCACCACTCCTGCCGCCGCGTCGACCGCTTCCGCACCGGCACCGGCCGGCCAGGAGAACGCCCCACTGCCAAGCCCGCGTAACGCACAGCCCACCGTTCCCGAGCCGACGCCTACCGTCCCCGCATCGGCAGGTACGCAGCAGACACGCGAGGCCACTCCAGCCCCGCAAACCGCCCCCTCGCCTGATGCAACAGCCGAACCCGAGCCCGCACCGCATGAGCCCGAGACCGCAACCCACACTCCCCACAGCCGCGGAACGATCCCCATCACCACAGTCGAAGCCATTTACACAGGGCTCAAGAAGAACCTCACGCCTGAGGAGTTCGAGCAGTTGCAGGAACTCATCATCAGCGACTGATCGCACTCCGCCTGAAGCCGCCCCGCTCACACGTGGCGGCTAGCGCACCTCCGGCTGTAAGCGGTAGCGTGCCTACCACTACCCCATTGCCATCCGTGCCCGCCGCGCTGTCCCTCCGCGCAGGCCCAGAGCGCGAAAGTGATTGCGGGGCAATCACCCTCCTCCCAGCGCTCGGTCCACGCCGGCTACCAGAGACAGCGGTCCACGGAACAGGCCCAGCATCGCCGCGCGGCTCACGCCCAATCCCATGAGTGATTGCGCGGCAATCACTGTGGAGACGTCATGACCCCTCAGGCCACCACTTCCGCCCGCGTCATCTCGATGACCAACCAGGTCGGAGGCTCCGGCAAATCAACCTCAGCCGTGAACCTCGGGGCGCAGCTCGCCGAGTTCGGCCTCACCACCCTCATCGTCGATGCTGACGACCAGTGTGACGCCTCCGTTGCCCTCGGCTACGAGTACCCCGATCAGCTTGACGACCAGAAGACCATCTACCACTGCCTCACCCAGCGGGGCACCAAGCTCGCAGAGGCGATCGTCCCCGCCTTCTGCGGCCCGCATGAGGATGAGTCCAGCCGCGTCATCGAAAACCTCTACCTCGTTCTCGGCTCCGGCGAGATGGAGAGCGCCGAGCAGTACCTCACCCCGGTGACCGGACGGGAGCAGTGGCTCAAGAAGCTCCTGGAGCCCGTCAAGAACGACTATGACGTCATCATCATCGACTGCCCCGGCTCGCTCGGAGTCGTCGTCATCGGGGCGATCCTCGCCAGCGACGACGTGATCGCCTGCATCAAGCCCGGCTACAAGGAGCTTCGCGGCCTCACCCGCATCGAGCAGAAGATCGAGGTGGTGAAGGACATGTTCGGGGCGAACGGCGCACACGCTGATCTGACGGGCGTTCTCCTGGTCGACGTGCCGACGCACCGGTCGCAGGGCGCGGTGTGGGACGACGGGAAGAAGATGGCGCAGGAGGCGTACGGAGACCTCGTGCTGCCGCCGGTCCGCCGGTCCACGAAGATCCCCGAGTCGTACGCCCATCAGAAGCCGCTGATCTACTTTGACCGGGCTGGTGAAGCTACCGCCGACTACCTCGCTGTCGCCAAGGCGCTGGGCTTCAAGCGTCAGCAGTGATTGCGGGGCAATCAGCGTCGATCGAGCCTGCGTGCAGCAGGAGGTTAGACTCGGTGCCCCCGGGTCGCTGCAAGGCGTTCTCGGCGGGTCTCAGACGCCCCCACACGCTGGTGTGGGGGCGTCCCCGTTTCATGCGGCGTCGCCTCTATCTCGTGACCAGCCGCACGGCTACAATCACCGTCATCTGACGGGCGTGCCCGTGAGGTCTCAGGCCCCCGGCCCGAAGGCGTGTTGTCGGCAAAACTCCATGCCCCGGACCGGGGGCCTACCCGTACCCAAAACCAGCACACACCGGCCACCCCTAGTGCCCATTTGGTCACTGTCCGCCGAAATGTGAGCCTGGCCTTACCCACCACCCCACGGTGCTGGCACAGTGACGTACGCGCACGTGATCTGGCAGCACAGCGCACGCAAGCCCCCACCCTTCCCCTGCCAGAGGAGCGGAGACGCACCATGCCCGGACACACCCCGGCTGGTCACCCGCACGCCCACACCGGCGCCGACGTCATCCCCATGCGACGCGACCGCCGACGCCACCCCGCAGCCGTCCCCCACGGCAACGCAGCCCCGCAGCTTGAGGAGCCCGTCCCCGCCGGCGCACCCACCCCCGCCGAGGAACAGCTCCTCCGCGTCGTCGAAGGCGTCTTCGTCGAGCGGGGTCTCACCCTCGCCGACCCGCAGACCGCTGAGGCGTTCCACGCGGCCCTCGACCTGGCCGTCCTCGCCGTCGACGCGGCACGCGCCAAGGGCACCGTCGACCACGCCGGGCAGGCCACGATCGCCGACACGATCAGCAACATGCGGAACGTCCCCGACTGGCTGTGAATATGCCGAACTGTCATGCCTCCACGTTGTGACTGATCGACAACACTCCCGCACCCAGCGTGAATTCACGCGTTGGTTCGCATTCAACAACCCGTCTAACCGTGCCATCATGAGTCGTCCGGAACCACCCGGAACACTCTCTCCGGCCCCCGGCGCACACCCGTCCCATGCCCACGCACGGACCCGTCCTGCGCCACCCTCAAAAGGGGCCGCCGATGGAACGGGGAGCCATCATGGGGCAGCACGAGGACACCATCACCACCGCAGCAGCACGCCTGCGGCAGCTCGGCGCCGACATCACCGCCCTCCGCGGCCCCGCCGGCGACACCAACCGAACACCCACCCGCGTCCACGCGCCCGCCCCCCTCGACCTCGGCATCCTCGACCACATGGTCGCCGCCCGGGACGAGGTCATCGACCACACCCGCGCGCACCAGCCCGACGCGGCGCCCGCCCCCGCCGACGAGAACATCTACGCGTGGATGGACGCCAACACAGCGCACCTCGACGACGCCAAGCGCCGCGCCGGCCACGCCCTCGTCGTACGGCAGTCCATGGAGCACGCACTCCTCGCCGGCGACGAGACCGTCATCCGCCGCGAGCCCTGCCCGCGCTGCGCCTGCTGGGGCCTGTCCTGGCAGACGGGTCCGCGGCACGCGGTATGCCTCAACCGCCGGTGCTCGACGCCCGGCGGCGGCCCCAGCACCTGGACCCTCGCCCAGCTCGCCCACCACCACACCACACGCCTCGAAACGATCAACGTACAGAGCGCAACCTGACATCTCGCATGACGGTCTAACCAGCAACACCCACCCGTAACACCCAACACCCCAGCCCCCACCCTTCACCCACCCGGGGGCTGGAACCCGATTCGGCGGTCGGAGCTGCGGACGACGGCCCTCGATGAGGGAGGCCCCTCGTGGCCGCGCACCTACTCGCCCCTGTCGTCGACCTCGTCACCATCAAGGAGGCCATCGCCCTGCTCGCTGAGACGGGGCACGGCATATCGGAGAGCACCCTCAAGCGGGCCCTGCGCAGCCGGAATGTGCGCGGTGAGCGGATCGGCCGGGTGGTACTCCACTCGTATACGGATGTGCTGGAGGCGCACCGGGACCTGATCGCGGCCCGTACGCGCTGACTGGCTGGACTGCCCCACTTCTGCTTCGGCGGGGGTGGGGCTTTCTCATGCCCGCACCCATACTCTATTGCGTCACGCAATGGAGTATGGGAGAGTGGTCGTGCCGACAACACCAGCCCCCAACAAGGCTGATGGAACCCAAGGAGCCACGACATGGCCCTCATGACGCACGCCCACACCCTCCCCACCACACGCGACTACCGCGACCTCACCCCCACCCAGCAAGACGCCTTCGACCGGCAGATCACCCTCGCCGACAACGCCGGCCCCAACGACTACTTCAACGCCATGGAGAAGGCCGCCCTCATCGCCGGCATCCACGCCACCCCCAGCATCGACATCGCCATCTGCGACTGCCTCTGGCACGGATGCGGCTGCGGCCTCATCTTCGACTCCACCATCGAAGGCGTCGCCGTCATCGACGGATGCTCCCCCGGCCACAACCTCTCCCGGCTGGTGTGCCCCACCTGCGCCCACGACGCCTGCCACCCGGCGCTCTAACCCGCACCCACACCACCCAGGAGACCACCACCATGCACACCTACAGCCCCTCCACCATCCACGCCGCCAAGGTCACCGCCGACTACCTCGCCCAGTACGGCGTCCACACCGGCCCCACCTTCGCCAACCCGGACACCGGCGCCCTCGACCCCTGCGCCGCCGCCTACCGCGCCATCACCGGACGCACCCCCGGCTGGTTCACCGCCGACGACGGAGCAGCCTCCATCGCCGTCCTCACCCTCAACGAGGACGCCATGGACGTCATCCGGCTCATCTCCGACCACCTCGACACCGAACCGCCGGTCGACCCAGAGACGCAGACGGTGCCGGACTACATCGAGCACCTCGCGTTCTGGGCCGACAACACCCCGCCGAGCGAGGTCATCGGCCGCATCCTCCGCGCCGCCCACGCCGCCGAGCACGCCACCACCCCCACCATCCGCCTCGCCGCCTGAACCCGGAGCCCCCACGCCATGAGCATCCAGACCCTCGCCCCGCACCACACCAGCGAGCCCACCCCCGGCGGCTACCTCGACGGGGAACTCGCCGCCCACACCGGCCTCAGCGCCCGCCGCGCCAACGCCCGCGCCGCCATGGCCCACCCCCACGACCCGCAGTGGGCCAGCGCCTTCCTCGCCGGCTACCAGGCCGCCACCGCCGACCCCGGCCGCCGCCCCACCCGGCGCAAGCTCGCCACCCCCAACGACCAGGACTGACCACCCCCACAAACGACCCCACCCCGGAGACCAACATGACCACTCCCGCCCCCATCAACGCCCCCTGCCACCGCTGCCACCAGCCCCGCCCCCTCTACCCCTACAAGCCCCTCCACGACTGCGTCGACCAGTCCGACATCTACAACCTCCCCGAAGCCGTCGCCCGCATCGCAGACATGCACGAGTCCGGCGACATCTGGTGCCTCGCCCGCCTCACACGCACCCCCCGCCTGCTCTGCACGCCCTGCCACGACAAGGACTTCGCCGACGAAACCAGCTACCTCCAGGAGTACGAGCGGTGGCCCGTCGACAGCGAAGACGCCGGCTACCGCTACCTGTACTCCAGCGTCATCACGTGGCTCGGCAACCCCAACCACGACCTCGCGGCCCGTACCGCGCTCGCCCAGACCCTCGGCGTAGACATCGCCGACGAGCACCCCATACTCCACGCCGCGATCACCGCCCTCACCGGCAGCACCAGCGTCGGCTCGAACTGCGACGCGGCCACCCACGCCGGCCAGCTCGCCTCCTGACCCACCCCGCCCCGAGACGCCTGGTGGGGCGGCGGACCACTCCCGCCCCACCAGCGCACCAACCCCGGAGACCCACATGACCGGACCCGAGCACTACCTCGAAGCCGAGGCGCACCTTGCCTCCGCCGCCAAGAACTTCCTCCGAGGCGACGACACCACGTCCGCGCTGGTTGCCGCCCAAGTGCACGCCACCCTGGCGCTCGCCGCCGCGACCGCACTATCGCCAGGCGGACCCGACACCGCATCGCGCGGCGCATGGGTCTCCGCCGTACACGGCCTGGACCACGGTCCCCATGTGTGAGCACGCCGGCGCGCTCCGCGCAGCCGAACAAGACCTCGCCACACACCGCCAACGCCACGCCACCCTCACCGCCTGGCTCCACAACCCCACCCACGACCTCACCGCCCGCACCGCACTCGCCCAACTCCTCGGACTCCCCGCACCCGCAGACACCCGGAGCAGCCACATGACCGACACCGACCCCATCGAAGACCTCGCCCAGACCCTCTACGACGCGCTCCACGACATCACCCCCTACGCCGAGCCCCACTTCTCCAACGAGCACGCCGGGCTCCGCAAGGCCGTCGAAGCCGTTCTCGAACACGCCGCCGCCCAGACCTGGATTCAGCAGCAGCTCGAACAGACCAGCATCCGCGCCATGGACTTCCGCAACGGATTCCACATGGACATCGAGCCCGCCCGGGAACTCCTCGCACACCAGGTCGCAGCAGCCCGCGCCATGCTCGGTGACGCCCCGAACTACACCGAGACCAAGGTCGAGTACGACCTCAAGGTCGCCGAGTCACCCGAGCTGTACACGGTCGTCATTCAGCGGCACGCCCCGGGAGCGCTCACCCCGCACGAGGCCCGCCAGAAGGCCGAAGCCCGAGTCGCGGAACTCGAAGCCGAAATTGCCCGCCTCAACGGACCGGCGGCCTCCCGGTGACGGTTACCGGGCTGGAGACGCAGCCACGGCTCACCATCACCGTCCACGGTCGGCCAGCTCCACAGGGCTCGAAGCGCTACGCCGGACACCGCCGCAACGCCGCCTCCGGACGCGTCTCCGCCGTCCTCGTCGAGCAGTCCAAGCGTGTCAAGCCCTGGCGAGCCCTCGTCACCAGCGCCACCCAGCACGCCATGCGCGACGCCCACCAGGCCGTCCCCCTCGACGGGCCCCTCGGCGCCGACATCACCTTCACCGTCCTCAAGCCCACCAGCGCCCCCAAACGCCGCCGAACCTGGCCCACCACCCGCCACAGCGGAGATCTCGACAAGCTCCTCCGCTCAACTTTCGACGGCATCGCAGACGCCGGAGCTGTTGTCGACGACGCCCGCATCATCCGCGTCACCGCCACCAAAACCTTCCCCGGCGAGCACCCCGACGCCCTCGACCAGCCCGGCGCCCTCATCCGCCTGTACACCCTCGGAGACCCGACATGACCAGCCCCAACAACCGCCCCGAGTCCGGCCGTACCATAATTCCGGCCGTCCGTGCCAGTAATCACTGGCAGGATCGTGCTGCGTGCAAGACCGCCGACGCCGAAGCGATCTTCTTCCCCGTGTCGACCACCCCGGACACCATCCAGGCGGCCAAGGAAATCTGCTACGGCTGCCCTGTCATCGAGGACTGCAAGAGCTTCGCCCTGGAGAACCGTGAGACGCACGGGGTGTGGGGCGGCATGTCGGAGAAGGAGCTTCAGGCGGCGCGTCGAGCCCCGCAGAAGCCGCGGGCCGTGCGGATCGTCGAGAAGCAGCGTGCCGAGTGGGACGCGGCTGTCGCTGAGCACGGTGACGATGACAAGGCCATCGCGCGGATGTTGCGCGCTGACGTTCGCACCGTCGAGCGGGTCCGGCAGCTCGTGGGTGACACGTCCACGGCGGTCGAGCTGCGGCAGGACCAGATGGGGGCAGCGGCATGAGCCGGCCTGTCCCGAAGGGGGACCCGCCGCCGCACGGTCACTCCAACCGGTACGCGAGGTGGCACTGCCGCTGCGCACCCTGCACGCGGGCCGCGTCCCGCGCGGATGCTGAACGGCGCCTCGACCGCCTGGCGGGCCGTTCGCGCAAGGTCTCCGCGGAGGCGTGCGCTGCTCACATCGCCACGCTGGTGGCGGCTGGGCTGAGTCAGCAGCAGATAGCGGACGCGGCTGGAGTCTGGCAGGTCACGGTGTCCCGGATTCGGTCCGGGCAGGGAAACGTGAGCCGTGTGACGCAGGATGCGATTCTCGCGGTGCCTGTGGGGCTGCGGCCGGTGAAGGGTCAGGTGTCTTCGGTGGGTGCGGTGCGGCGTCTTCGGGCGTTGTACGCGCTGGGCCACTTCGCGCGGGACATCGCGGAGAGGTCGGGCCTGTCGAAGGACGCTGTGGCTGATCTGGTGGCTGGCCGGCCGGCGACGTTGGACGCGTCTCGGGATGCGGCTGTGCGGGCTTGTTTCGACGAGCTGTCGATGAAGGTTGGCGGCTCGGCGAAGACGCGGCTGCGTGCGCAGGCTGAGGGTTGGGTGCCGCCGTTGGCGTGGGATGAGGACGCGATTGATGATCCTGCGGCTGTTCCGCAGGTGGATGCTGCGGCGGCTGTTCCGGAGTCGGGTGAGCGGGCTGTTGCTCGTTGGCTGGCGGGGGAGTCGGTGGTGTTGTCGCAGTCGGCTCGGGCGGAGGTGGTGGGTTATCTCATGGAGTGGTCGTCGTTGTCGTCGGCGGAGATTGGGGTGCGGTTGGGGGTGTCGGCGGGGGCGGTGGAGAGGCAGTGGGAGCGGTTGGTGAGGCGGGCGCGTGTGGAGGGGCGTCCTGTGCCGTGGCGGCGTGTGTCGCGTGATCGGAATCGAATGTTGAAGCAGAGCGAGATGGGAGAAGCAGCATGAGTGGCGAGACTGTGATCACGGTGGTCGGCAACCTGGTGGCCGATCCGGAACTTCGATTCACCCCTGGTGGTGCGGCGGTTGCCCGCTTCACGGTGGCGTCGACTCCGCGGGTGTTCGACAAGCAGACGAGTGAGTGGAAGGACGGGGAGTCGCTGTTCCTGTCGTGCTCGGTGTGGAGGCAGGCCGCGGAGAACGCGGCGGAGTCCCTGACGAAGGGGATGCGCGTCATCGTGCAGGGCCGGCTGAAGCAGCGGTCGTTCGAGGACCGTGAGGGGCAGAAGCGGACGGTGTATGAGCTGGATGTCGAGGAGGTGGGGCCGAGTCTGCGGAGTGCGACGGCGCGGGTGGAGAAGGCGTCGCGTGGCGCCGGCGGCCAGGGGCAGCAGCAGGGTGGTGGCCAGCAGGGTGGTGGGTCGCGGTCTGGTGGTTGGGGTGGTGGTCAGGGTCCGGCGCAGGATGCGTGGTCGTCGGGTGGCGGGCAGCAGGGGCAGCAGGGTGGTTGGGGTGGTGGTGATGAGCCGCCGTTCTGAGGTGGTGTGAGGGGGGAGGGGCTGGCTTTCGGGTTGGCCCCTCCTTTCATGCGCCATACTCCATTGCGTAACGCAATGGAGTATGGGATAGTGGTCATGCCGACAACACGCGAAAGAGGCGCAATGCCCACCTGCGACTGCACCAGCCACGCCGACACCGGCACCCACGGCTCCGACTGCATCCACTGGGACCTCCCCACCGACGACCCGTCCGACCACTACGGCCTCTGAGGAGCACCCGATGACCACGCCCACCGTCACCACCGTCCCCGGCGGATTCGTCGTCGCCACACCCCTCCACGACGGCAACGTCCTGGTCGAGAGCTTCTTCCTCGGCGAAAACGAGGAGGGCACGCCGCTGACCCAGCCCCTCACCCACTGGACGGTGCCGCAGGCCGAGACCGCCGCGGAGGTCACGGAGCACGTCCGTCAGCTCCGGGACTTCATGTCGCCGGCGGCCGTCGCCTGACCCTTCAAGCCGCCCCGTGTAGGCAAGCCCATCACCAGCACCCCCTGTCTGGTCGGGCGCGCGGTTCGAATCCGCGGCGGGGCACCCAAGAACCCGGCCCAACGTGCCCCTGGAGGCTTCCCATGCGAATGTACCGAGTAGCTCACAGCACAATTCGCGCCGGGGGTACCTACATTGGCCCCTACTGCAACAACAGCATGCTGCCCGCGCCGCATCACGACGAGATGGCGTGGATGCAGATGGAGCACGAGGACAGCGTCTTCTGTCCAGGCCCACAGGAGGACCCTTTCCTGCGGCACATCTCCGAGGACGAGTTCTGCGCCTTCGTCGGTGAAGAGCCCCTGTACGTCTGGTTTTCCGGATACTGCGCGAAGCTGAAGGCGGCAGGGTACGTCATCCGTGTGTACGACGTTCCTGACGCCGACGTTCGGTGTGGCAGGCGCGGGCAGGCGGCGTTCAAGATGGGTAGCGCTGAGGAGCGGGACGTCCGCCCAATTCTGGAGCGTTTTCTGGGTCGTGACGCGGAGGAGCGTCAACAGCGACAGGCGATCTACGTTCCGGCGTCGAAGGTCGCCGTCATGCTCGGCCAGGTGCGCGACATGACCGCCGACAAGCCGTATTTGGCGGCCGTGCTGCGGCAGGAGCTGCGTGACGCTCTCATCCTCGACTGAGAACTTTCAGCCCTGATGGCCGTAGGGGAGGTTCGACTCCTCCCCAGGGCACCTCTTCCTCCCTCACCACCCTTGCCGCGCTTGGCGTGGCCTACCGCTCGACGGGAGACACCCGATGACCACACCCACCCCGGCACAGGTCGCCGACGTACTCGACCGTGCCGCCGACCACATCGACCGCGTCGGCTGGATACAAGACGAGTGGTGGGAGGGGACGCCCCCTGACCTCCACCCCGACGCCGTTTCCGTGGACGCCGACAGTGCGCTCGCTGTCGCTGCCGGTGCGGAACCGTTCGCCCCCGACAGTGGCCTCACGACTGAGCAGGCCTTCGTCTACCACGCGGCGGCAAGCGCACTGCGCCAGCACGTCGGCTGTGGCCTCATCCTCTGGAACGACAAGCCGGGCCGCACGCAGGCTGAGGTGACCGCGGTCATGCGCGCGGCGGCTGCCTCGCAGCGGAAGCTGGTGGCCTCGTGACGACCATCCCCGCCATCGACCCGTACGCGGTGCGGGACCAGGCCGTGCACGCGTGGCTGATGCACGCCACCACCCACCGGTACGACGCCCGCCTCAGCACCTGGACGCACAGCGTGAACGCGGCTGGCGAGCCCGTGTGGTCCGCCGAGCTCGCCGGCGCTGACACGGCGACCGCTCTGCCCCGCTTCGCGTCCACGACCCGCCTGCCGCTGCGTACGGACTCGGATGTTCTGCCGATCCTCAGCGTCGAGTTGGAGGGGCGTGTGGCGGTGTGGTGGCGGCAGGGCGGGGTGTGGGTGGAGTTGTGGCATCCGGACCCACTGCCGCCTGTCCCGGTGCCGTTGGGCGGGTTGTGGCGGCGGACGACCGAGGCCCTGCCGAAGCCCAGCCCGAGCCTGTTCCCCCAGCGGCATCCCGCGTGTACCTGCTCGCCCCCTGACCGTTCTGAGAGTGCTGGGCCGCAGTACCCCGACGAGGACTGCCCTGAGCACGGCAACCCCGACGTACTCGCCCTCCCCAAGACCGCGTTCCCCACCCAGACCAAGGAGACCAACCGATGATCCACCGCCTGTGCAACGTCGCCGGATGCGACCACAGCACCCCCGTCAACCCGACCGACACGGACGCCGCGTTCGACACGATCACCGACCACTACCAGGACAGTCACGGCATGGACCCTTCGCAGGCGGGCTACTTCGGCGCGTGGCACAGCACAACGAAGGAGAGCGCCCGATGAGCGACCGCGAGATCCTGCGCCAGGCCAGCGACAACAGTGACGACTGGAGCGACGAGACGTGGGCCGCATGGGGCCGTCTCGCCGACCAGGCTCACGGGCGCGAGTCCGTTCCGGCTCTGCTCGCTGAGGTGGAGCGTCTCCGCGCCGAGCGGTCCGAGCTGAACCAGATGATCCGCTCCTCCAACCTGGCGGCGGTCACCGCCCGCGCCGAGCGAGACCGCTTCCGTTCCGCCTGGCAGTCCGCCCGTTTTCGTGCGGAGGCCCGTGGTGAAGGCATCCTCCGCGAGGCCAAGAACAGGGACTTCTGGCAGGAGGAAGCACACCGCCTCGGCGCCGAGCTGGCCGCCCGCCCGTCCGTCTCGCCGCAGGTGTGGCTGCTGATGCAGGGCGAGGACCACGAGGGCGGCAACGTGCTCGGCGTTTACGCCACGCGCGCCGCCTCCCGTGGCGGGTTCATCGCGGCAGCCCGACGCCTGCACTTCGAGATCGACGGTGCCGAGGAGCGAGAGGGCGGCAGCCTCCACCTGCACGCCGGGTGCGACTGGCTCTCCCTCACCCCGCACGCCATGACCACCGCCGAGGCCATCGAGGCGGGTGAGGACAACCTGCCGTTCTAGCCGCGTTGGACGGTGCCGCCCTGCCCGTACCAGGGCGGCACCCGACCACAGGAGACCACGCCATGACCCACCCCACACCCGTCGCCACCGACGACACCGCCATCCTCCGCCAACAACTCGCCGGAGCCCTCGCCGAACTCGACCTGCACCGGCAGTGGCTCACCTACCGCACCCAGCAGCTCGCCGACGCACACGACCTCATCCACAACCTCACCCACCCGGAGACCCGCTCATGAGCGTCTACTACGCCCCGCCCACCGAACACCAGAAGCTCATCGCCACCGCCCTCGACACGATCCAGGCCACCCACTACTACCGCGAGGAAGACCCGCACGCCGACGCCGCCCGCGAGTACGCCGACGAGCAGCTCGCCCTCGCCGCCCGCAACCTGACCCGCGCCGTCGACGCCCTCCCGGCCGACGAGCAGCCCATCGGCTGGACCGCCGAGTGACCGTCGTCCAGGTGAGCGTCGGCCCGTCACCTCACAGTGACGGGCCCACCCCACACCAACACCTGAAGAACCTCCCCCGACACCCCGCCGACCCCCGCTACACCGTCACCCGCCGGCAACTCGACATCCTCCGCCTCATCGCCAACGGCCATACCGCCACCGCCATAGCCCGACGGCAGGGCATCTCCTACAACACGGTCACCTCGCAGGTCGCCAGCATCCACCGGAAGCTGCGCGTCTCCGACCGGGCGCAGGCCGTTGCTGTGGCGCTGCGCATGGGTCTGCTGGACATGGACGACGTGGTGGTGCCGGACGGCGCGAACTCCAGCTACCGCACCGACAGGGAGGGCGCCGCGTGAGCCCCGCATGTGTGGCGGCCGCGCCGTGCTGCGGTGAGCTGCTGACACTGCCCGCGATGGTCGACCTGGCCGGCCGCGTGGTCGTGCCCGCTGAAACGTGGTGCCGCATCCATCAGGCGTGGCACACCGACATCGAGGAGAACGAACGATGACCAACCCCGTGATCAGGAAGACGCCGAAGGAGCTGCATGAGCAGCGTGCCCGGCTGATCGCATCCACCGGCCTGTCCGAGAAGGTGCTGCGGGAACGGGGGGAGGCGTTCCAGCTCTACCCGGAGCACCAGGCGGTGTGGGACACCGTGCACGGCATCGACTACCTCCTCGACGGCGCGGAGCCCTCGCCAGAACAGGCGTCGGCACTTGCACGAACTGCCATCGAGCACCTGAAGGGAATGGACACCTGGGGCCCTACCGTCATCTCGCCTGCCGCCAGAACTGCTCTCGCGACGTGGCTGCGTGAGACCGACGCGCTCCATGAGGCCCGGCGCTGCACGGACGGACCGCCCGACTGCACGTGCACAACCGGCTGCGGATGGTGTGGCGACGAGGACTGGCCCTGCTCCGACATGCGACACGCTCAGGCGGTTGCCCGCGAGATTCTGGGCGGTGGTTTGGGATGACTGCTGGCCGTTCCGCTGCCGCTCGTGCCGCCCAGTTACGTGCCAACGCCCGCCGGAGCTGGTGGCAGCGTCTCCTCGCCCTCCTCGGCATACGCACCCCGCACGCCCGCCGCACCGCCAACGCTGCCGCACGCTGGGCCCACGGCGCCGAAGGCGAAGCCCACACCGCCCGCCTTCTCGCCCCACTCCAGACAGCGGGCTGGCACCTCCGCCACGACCTCGCCCTACCCCGATCCCGCGCCAACCTCGACCACGTCCTCGTCTCCCCCTGCGGCACGGCGCTCGTCGTCCTCGACACGAAACGCTGGCACCGCGGCAAACCCACCCACCTCCTCAGCGGCCGTATCCACTGCGGCCAGGACGACCGGCACAACCAGGTCGAGGCCGTCGCACGCTACGCACACCGCGTCGCCACCATCCTCGGCCTCCCCGCCGGGCAGGTCGCGCCGCTCCTCGTCATCCACGGCTCCCCGATCCTCGGCGGCCGGCTCGAAGCCCACACACCGCACGGCCTGGTGCACGTCCTCGGCACGGACGGTCTGCTGCCCACGCTCCACGCCGCACCCCAAGGCCGGGCAAACGCCCACGCCGCGGCCAGGCTCGCGGCCCGCGTCGACCAGCATCTCCGGCCCTACCAGCAGTAGCCAGCACCATCCGGCGCCCACCCCAGTCCACAGGGGTGGGCGCCTTCTCCTGTTTCGGGCGGAGACCGGCGTATCCTCAGCCGGTGGCAATCGAACTGAATCCCGAGTTGATCGCTCTGCAAGAGGCGGCGGATGAGGCTGGCCGGCGTGTGTCTGCGACACCGAATGACGGTGAAGCCCGGCAGGCGTGGTTCGCTGCCGCGGCGAGGGTGCAGGCCGCGGTGACGGAGCACGCGGCGGCGGCTGGGCTGAACCGGTTCGAGGTGGAGAAGGCTCTGCGCCGGCATGTGCGGCATCCGGAGCTGCGGGACTGACACGTCCTCTTCCCCCGCCCTGCCGTGCGCCCGCATCCTGGCCGTGCAGCAGGGCGGCGCCATGTCCGCCCTCGGGGACGGTAGGGGGCGGTCCGGGTGACGTGTGGCCGGTGCGGGGCGGAGGCGTTGCAGCAGGGCGCGGGATGGGTGTGCAGTCAACTCTGCGGGTGGTCTTCGACTGCGCCCGGGCCGTCGTCGCCGGTACGGTCGGCGGATGATGGATAGTCCGCAGCCGCAGATCACGTTCACGTCGTGTCGCCAGTGTGGTGCGGAGGTGGCGGGGTTGGATGGCCGGTATGCGTGTGGGGTGTGTGGGTGGGTGAATCGGTATGACGAGGGGCATCGGGCGTTGCCGTCGGCGGAGGATGATCCGGACTACCCGGGGCCCGGCGCCTGACAGTGAGGGCGCTACGGTTACCGATGGCCGATGCCTCCTGCTGTACTCAGGACGGTGTGGGCAAGTCCCCGGGGTCGGCGTTCACGCGCCGTCCGGGTGGCGTCAGGGAGTCGGGCGGCGCGCGCGCCTCCGGGTGTTGGAGCACCTGGAGAGCTGCTGTCCGGCTCCCGCTTTTGCTTTGAAGCGCAGGTCAGCGCCCCATACCCCTAGACTCGAACGTATGAACGACCTCACGCCTGAGCAGCGCCTGGAGAAGCATCGCGCGGTGCGGGACTGGCTGGGCTGGCAGTACCGGCAGGCGCAGAAGACGGTGAACGATCTGGAGCGGCAGATCGACGCTGACCGGCAGCGGGCGGAGAAGGCGCGGCGGGAGCGGTCGTGGAAGGTGCAGCCGGAGCGTGCGGGCCGTCCGGCGGTGCTGCATCGCGGGGGCTGCTCCCTGCACAAGGCCGAGCTGGAGAGCCTCCTGAATCGCGAGGAAGCGTTGATCGCGTTGGAGGAGGGGTTGGAGGCGTGTGAGGTGTGCTGGCCGGAGGTGGATTTGCGGGGGTGACCTGCGGTGGGAGGTTTTTACGGAGGTCCGTGAAAACCCCCTGGAGTGTATAGCGCTGAACATGTATAGTGGTGCACATGAACGAAGAGAGGATCACCACCCTCACCAACCAGGCCGCGACCCTCTCCGCGCAGCGCAACACCGTCACCACCAGCCTCAAGGACATCGCCGCCGCCATGTGGCACGAAGGACTCCACAACGTCCGCGACCTCGGACGACGCACCGGCCTGTCCCGCGCCACCCTGTACGCCGCACTGCGCGAACGCGGCATCGAACCCACCAATCGAGAGAAGTGAGGACACCGTCATGGGACGAGTAGTGCGCCGCGTGCCGCTCGACTTTGAATGGCCCCTGAACAAGGTATGGGAAGGGTTCCTGCTGCCCGACCGACTGACTGAGGAACCGTGCTCGGACTGTAAGGGCGGCTACTCGGCACGCTACGAACAGCTCCAGGACCGCTGGTACGGCAATGCTCCGTTCAACCCGGCCGAGACAGGGTCGACGCCGTTCACCGCAGACACGCGTGCAGCACGGGAACTCGCCGAACGTAACGTTTCGCAGGCGCCCGACTTCTACGGCACCGGCGAGGCCGCCATCCTGTGGGAGGCCACTCGGCTGGCCAACCTGTGGAACGACCAGTGGGGCCACCACCTCGCGCAGGGAGACGTTGACCTGCTGGTCGAAGAAGGGCGACTGCGGGACTTCACGCACACCTGGAGTCGAGAGACCGGCTGGCAGGCCAAGGTCCCGGCCGTTCGTCCCACGGCGGCCGAGGTCAACGAGTGGTCGCTGCGCGGGATGGGCCACGACAGTTCCAACGCGTACATCGTCTGCGTGGCGCACTGTAAGCGTGAGGGTGTGCCTTCCTTCTGCACGACGTGCGACGGGCACGGCCTCCGCGAGGTGTACCCCGGGCAGCGCGCGGAAGCTGAGGCTTGGGTGGCGACTGATCCTCCGGCGGGCGAGGGCTGGCAGTTGTGGGAGACCGTGAGTGAGGGGTCGCCTGTCAGCCCGGTCTTCGCGACTTCCGATGCCTTGGCGGTTTGGATGTCAGACCCGGCGCGCGGTACTCGGTGGGTCCCCCAGGAGGCGGCTGCGAAGTTCATCGCGGATGGCTGGGCACCGTCCTTCGTGTCCTCGCCGAAGACTGGTGTCGTGTCGGGCGTTGAGTGGGTGGGTCACTCCTCCGAGCGGTGACGCCTGCAATGATCAGGGTGCCCCCGGCCAGGGAAAGTGGCCGGGGGCACCCTCACGTGCACTCTAGATCAGTCTCAGGTGGGCTCTGTCGTGCCCCAGCCGAGGTCGACCACACCCCACCCGATGTCGCTGCTCATCATGTCCCCCTCCCTGCTGCTTGTGGTGCCCGGCAGCCTACGCCCGGCCGCTGTCACGCCGCCCAGGTTCCACGGATCGCGGCCGTGTTGAAGCCCGGCCCGTAGGCGACCATCACACCGTGTGCCCCGGCGGCGGGCGGCTCCGCGTGCGTCCGCTCCAAAATCCGCAGCACACTGGGACCGCCCAGGTTCCCCTCGTCCCCGAGCGTCGCCGTCGAGTGGCGTGTGTCGTGCTCGTCCAGGCCGAGAGCCCGCGCCGTGTCCGTGATGATCCGCTGACTGCCGGGGTGGATGACGGCCCAGTCCACGATGTGCTGCTGGCCGAGCCATCCAGTGACGCCGGGCAGTACGTCGTCCGCGGCGCTGAGGGCTTCCTTCGTGGAGTCGAAGTGCAGCCCGGCGGCGTCGATGCGGCCGGCGTATCGGGTGAGGCTGTCTGGGAGGACGTGCTCGTACGTGTCGGCCGGCCCGGTGAGGGTGAAGCCGGGGCCGTGGGGCTGGTTGCTGACGATGGTCGCCGCCGCGGAGTCCCCGAACAGCGCCTTGTAGATCATGTGCTCCACGGCGTTGTCGGCGTGGTTGTAGATCGCGGAGATGACCTCCGCGGCCACCACTAGGACGCGGGACCCGGGCCGTGCGGCGACCATGTCGGTGGCACGGATGAGGGCCTGTGTGCCGCCGGCGCAGGCGAGCGTGGTCAGCCCGACCCGCTGCACAGTGGCGGGGAGGCCGAGGCGCTGCACGAGGTGGACGTCGAGGCCGGGAACAGCCCAGCCGGTGGAGTGCGTGGTGACGATGCCGGTGATGTCCTGCGGGTCGAGGCCGTGGAGTGCGAGCGTGTCGCGTGCGGCTTGCTCAGCCATGTCGAGGGCGTCCTCGAACGCCGCGGTGGCGCGGGTGTCGATGGTCGCGGTGCCGGTGATGGTGTCGGCGGTGAGGGGCCTGGTGAAGTGCCGGGTCTGCACTCCGGTGTTGCCGACGATGCGGAGGATGGACCGCAGCCGCGGGTGGTCGGCGTGGTGGTGCCGGATGTCGTCGGCTATCTCAGCGGTGGTGACTTTGTGGGCGCCGAGGACGGTGGTGGGCTGGGCAATGTGGATGGGCATGGTGGGCTCCCCTGTGGCGGCGTCGGAACGGGTGCGGGGGAGTGCTCACGGTACGGCGGTTTGGCTTGATCGTTGCCTCAGCTTTTCGCCGTCTTGACGCGCGACCAGCCGAGAATGATCCTCAGGCCCGACCGGTTGCTACCGGCCGGGCCTGAGGAGTGGCTGAGATGGGTCATTCCTTGTAGGCGATGGGGCCCAGTCCTTGGTGTGCGCGGTCGAGAGCGGCGTACAGCTGTTCCGCGGCGGCCTGCGCGTCATCGAGCCCGCCGAGCGTGGCCGCCAGGTCAGTGTCGAGGGTGTCCTTGTCGCTGCGGAGGTGCCCTTCTGCGTTCAGGGTCTCGATGTGCTGTCTGATCTGTTGAACGGCTTGGGGGAGGCGCATGGCGAGCTGGGAGAGGTTGGCGACGACGCTGTAGGCGTCGCCGGGGTACTCCCAGTCGGCTTGTGGGCTTTGGGTGGCGTGGTTGAGGGCGCGGATGTGTTCGGCGGCCGTGTCGGCATGCTGGGCGGGGCTCTGCTGGGTCATGGCGTCACCTTCTCGTGCGGGTCGGACAGCTGGGGCGTCAGCGGGCTCGGAGCATCGGCGTGCGGGCGTGCGCACGCTCCGGCCCCGGATGAAACACGAGGATCACGAGGCGGGCACCGGGTGCGGCCATCGGCTGCGCCGCGCACATCGTCACCCACCCATCACCCAGCACCGCATGCCGTATCGGCCGCTCATCGCCGTCCGGGTGGATGTAGCCCGTCGACCCGTGCGTGTACAGGGCGTTCAGTTCGGGGTCGGCGTGTACGTCCCGTTCGATGGCTTGAAGCGTCGGGTCGTCGGGGCGGGCGGCGAGCGCGGCCCGGAGCTGGGGGAGGACGAACGGGGCCCAGTCGGTGGCCCAGTCGGTGAGGTGTTCGCGGCCGTCCCACAGCATCCACCGCATGGTGTTGTCCGGCGCCTCGGCCTGCGGGAACAGTTCGGCGAACTGGCTGTTGCAGGCCAGCAGGCCCCACGATGCGTCGGTCACGTACGCCATGTGCGTGATGCCGTCCACCGCGGTCTGCCACACCCCCGGCACCTGATGCCCGGACTGCGGATACAGCGGCGCCGGCGGGTCCTCCGCCCGCGCGTACCGGTACAGGGCCACCCACTCCTGCTCGGTGAGTGAGAGGAGCTGCGCGACGGCCTGGAGGAGGTCTGAGGGCGGGTGTTTGTAGATGCCGGATTCGAGGCGGTGGTAGGTGCCGATGGCTCGGCTGGTGAGGATGTCGACTTGTTGTTGGGAGAGGCCGGGGGCGCGTCGGCCGCTGCCGGTGGGTCGGGTGAGGCCGTGGGTGGTGGGGTCGATGAGGGCGCGGCGTTCTTGGAGGAGGGCTTGGAGGGCTTTCTTGCGGGTGTGCATGGTGTGGATTCCCCCGTGTTACTGACTGGTTATCAAGCGGCTTCTTGTGGGCGTGTTTTTGGTGTGAAAAACCTACCGAAGAAAGGTGGTGGGTGTGTGGTGCATGCTCGTCCTTGCAGCGTCCTGCCTGGCTCTGTTGGGGCTGGTGTGGGGGGTTGTGGCCGTCTCGTGACAGTGCTGTGGTGGGGTTTCGGGGATTCCGGGGTTCTGCTTGCGGTGGTGTCAGCTTTTTAGGGGCGTGCAGGGAGTCGAATTCCGGCTTGGGTGGCCGTGAATACCGCAGCCTCTCCTTGCACGTCCCTTTTCTGCTGCCCGAAATCGGGTTGGGGAAGCAGCGTGGCGGCCCGGTGGGGACGGGCCGCCGGTAGTGGGGTCAGGACGGGCCGAAGCGCCACCAGCCGTCGTAGCCGTCCGGAACAGCCGGATAGTTCGCGAGCATCGGCTGGAGGATCGCGAGGTGCCGCTGCTGCTCGGCGAGGGTGACGTTGCCCCAGTACGAGTCGCCGTCCCATCGGCCGTGGGTGTCTCCGCCGTAGCGGCCGTCGGTGTGCTGCTCCAGGAACTGGCGGGCGTCGGCGGGCTCGGGGTGCTGAAGGTCCCAGAGGTGTCCGATGCAGGCGACGGTGACGCCTCGGCGGCGACGGAACCAGACGGCGTTGATGGTGCCGTCGTAGGTGTAGTCGTTGCGGCCCTGCGGGGTGTCGGTGCGGCTGCCGCGCAGGCTGTTGAGGTCGACGGCGTAGGGCTTGCGGGAGATCAGGAACTTGTCTTCGCGGATCACGGGGACTCCCTGACGAGGGCGTCGGCGAGGATGGCGGCGATGCGGTCGATGGGTCCGGAGAGGTCGACCTCGATGACGCGGCCCTGATACCAGACGACGGGCTGAAAGCGGGTGCGGCGGCACTCTTCCTCGGTGCTGTTGCCGCACTCGCCGGAACAGGTGGCGGCCCGGATGGCGTCGGCGATCCGGTCGCGGAGCTGCTGCGGGTCGGGCTGGGCAGTGGTCACGGCGTCTCCAGACGGTCGAGGGTGGGCGTGCCGGCGGCGTCCAGGGCCCCGTTGACGGCGCGCCAGATCATGGCGTTGCGGTGGAGGGTGTCGGCGGGCATGTGCGTGCCGAGGTCGCGTATCCGTGCCCAGGTGACGGCGTAGGCGGCGTCCCGGCCGAGGTGTGTCTGCTGTGCCTGGGTTTCCAGGGCGGCGAGGCGGGCGTACAGGTCGTCGAGGGCGTCGTCGGTGATCGAGGTAGCCGTGTACCGGACCAGAGCAGTCGTCATGGGCGCTCCTTGGCGCAGATGGGGCAGAGGTCGAGGAGGGGCCCGCCTTCGGGGTGTCGGCGGGTGCGCCAGCCGTCCATGCGGCGCAGGGACCGCAGTTCGGCGTGGGTGGTCACGCGGGTCGGCGAGTGGGTCTCGGCGCCGCACGGCTCGCCTCGGGGCGGACCGTCGCAGACGATCACGAGGTAGGTGTCGGCGCTCATGCGACCGCCTTCCGGGATCGGCCGCTGTGCCAGGGCAGGGCCAGCCCGTCGTCTGCGGCACGGGGAACAAGGTGGAGGTGGAGATGCCAAACCGACTGCGTGGCGTGCACGCCCTTGCTGGTGATGAGGTTGGCGTGCACCAGGTCCAGGTCACGGCAGAGCTGCGCTGTCCGGCGGGCGGTCGCCCCGGTCACGTCGGGGTCGTCCGCGAAGTCGGTGACGTGGGTCTTGGGGATGATCAGGGTGTGGCCGTCGACGACCGGGCCGAGCGGCACGATGGCGACGGCGTCAGACCAGTCGCGGACGGCAGTGGCGGGCGCCCGGCCGTCGATGATGAGGCAGAACGGGCAGTCGCGGGTGAGGGTGGCGGTCATCGGGCACCGCCCGTCTCGACCTCGTCGGCGGGGCGGAGCTCGCGGGTGGCGAGGTCGCGCAGCGCGCACGGGCCGCCGTTGCAAGCACCAGTGTCGCCGCACTGCGGGCAGGCGAGACCCTGCTGCTCGCGGAGCAGCACGGCCGCCCGGTCGGTGGGCGGGGGCGTAGCGGGCTGCTCAGCGCCCGTGCCATCCACCCGGACCATCGGATCGGCTCCCGTCCATGATCGGCTGTCGATGTCGGAGATCCACGCCAAGGCGACCGCAGCCACCTGCACCAGCTCGGTACGCAACAGCGTCGGGTCGGACTCGGCCAGCGCCTCCTGGACCTCCTCGGTGAGGATGTCGTTCCAGGTGAGCTGCCCGGTGCGGGTGGTGTGGTCGCAGTGGCGGCGGGCCGCGTCAGCGCGTTCCTTGTCGGTGGCGCTGCCGGTGCCGTCGGGGTGGTGCTGGTCGCCGAAGCGGGCGATCTGACGCTGCCGCTCCGCGTCGACCTCGACCATGTGCCGGTCGAGACCGGGGGTGGCGAGGGTGGGCTGGGTGGTCACCGGGTGGTCCTTTCAGAGAGACCAGAGGGTGGGCTGGTGGTCGGTGAGCGCCAGTTCGGTCTGGCCGGGCAGTAGATCGTCCGGGCGTGGGGCGGGAATGGTGGCGCGGACGGTGCGCTGCCGCTGCTGGCGTTCGCATACGGGGCCGAGGCCGGATGGTGTGGGGTGGCGCATGGCTCGTCCGCAGCGTCGGCAGTAGGCGGTGGTGTGCGTGCTGGGCGGAAGCTCGGCGGGTGGTGTGTCGCCGGGGAGGGGGAGTGTGGTGATGGGCCGGCCGCGCCAGTGGTGTTTGGTGGGGTGCGGGGCGACGGTCGTCATGCCGCGTCGGGGACGCCCGGGCCGGCCTGCCGGGCGCGGCGCTTCTCGGCGTCGATGGCGTCGAGGGCGGCGGTGAGGTCGGCGAGGTGTTGGGCTTGTTCGGCGGGGGTCCAGGCGGTGGGGCGTTGGCCGCCGAAGTTGCCGGTGGGGATGTCTTCGGTGAGGGCTTTCGCGAGGTGGTTCATGGGGCCTCCCGGGGTGGGGGCGGGGTGTGGTGGTTTCAGGGTGCGCGGTTTCCGGCGGGGTGTTGCCCCGGGTTTCGCGCTCCTCCTGATGGTCTCATACTCCATTGCGTGACGCAATGGAGTATGAGGATTGAAGAGAAGGGTGCCAGGCCAAAACCCAACACCCTCCTGCTGATCAACTGGCCGACGCGACCCGCCCCAACCCCGACAACGGCACCTCCGCCCGCCGCACCGCAGACGACGCCGACAACAACGCCCCCTGCACACCCAACAGCTCGGCCGTTGCCACCTCAGCCCGCGCCACCGCGTCCCCGCCGTCATCCGCGACCAGCACGCCCTCCCGCTCCAGCCGGCGCACCGCCCGCTTCGCCTCCGCCGCCACGGCCGCCAGCCGCTCCATGGCCAGGCCGACACCGACGAGGGTCGCGGCGATCTGCGAAGGCTCCCGGTACGCGTGCGGGTGCCGACCTGCGGCGAGGAGCTGTTTCGCGGTCTCGGCGAGGGTGATGGCGTGGAGCTTCGGCGCGTCGCCGGCATCAAAGGTGGGTGGTGTGGGGGTGGTGTGGGTGGTGGTCATGTTGGTCTCCGCAGGGCCAATTGAGGTCTTTGTGGGGGAGTGTGCCAGCCGCGACGGACAGTCCGGGCCTGGTTCTGGTAGTGGCCACCGCCGGAACGCGGGTGGTGTGCAGAATCGGCGCATGACAGAAGCGTGGGGGGTAGTGATCGCCGCACTGGTCGCCGGTGTCGTCGCGGTCGCAGGCAGCTTCATCGGCCTGTACGTCGGCCGGCGACAAGTCCAGGACCAGGCGAGCGCGGAACACGAACAGTGGCTTCGGAACCAGCAAAAGGAGGCGTACAGCAAGTACCTGGCTGCGTGGGACAAGGCCTTCGCAGACGTGAGACGGGAAGCTCTTGTACAGCGCCCCCCAGAAGCGGACGTCATCAACACCAGTCGGGTGAACAGCTTCGACGAGGACGACTGGCACCGCGCCTCGGGAACAGTCAAAGCGGCGTTTGCGGCGGTTGAACCAGAACGGGAGCAGGTTCTGCTGCTTGGACCAGCTTCGGTGGATCTAGCAGTCACACGTATGGGTGAGGTTCTTGAGGTGTTGAGGTTGGCGTTTATCCACGAGCTGCTCGCTGGGCCGCGTCCTGACGTGCCATGGAAGCAGGCACTCGTCGAGGCGCAGACTGCGCGTCATAATCTGGCGGACGCGATGCGGATGCAGGTGCGATCGGCTCCGATGGTCGGCCCGGTGAAACAGCGCGGAGGTGGCCAGCAGAGCAGGGCGTTGTCTGGCTGACGGGTGAGGTGTCGTGGCGGGCGTCGTGTCGCGGGTGCGGTACGGCGCCCGTTGTCGTGTGCTGGATGGGTGTTGGAGCCGCCGATTCGTCCGATGACTGCCGAGGCCCGCGCCGAGCTGCCGCCGGCGGGGAAGCCGGGCTCGATGTTCTGGCAGCAGAAAGTCGACGGGTACCGGATCGTGGCGTTCATCCGCGGCGGCCGGCTGTACCTCCAGTCGAAGTCGGGCGCGGACCTCACCGCCCACTTCCCCGAGCTCCAGGCCACGGCCGCAGGCGCCGGGGAGGACCTGGTGTTGGACGGGGAGCTGGTGGTGCTGCGCGACGGCCGTCTCGATTTTGAGGCGTTGCAGCAGCGGGCCCGGCTGGGCGGGTTCCGGGCCCGGTCGGCGTCACGGTCGTCACCGGCGCATGTGGTGCTGTTCGACCTGCTGGGCGCTGACGGGGTGTCGTGGATGGGACGCCCGTACCGGGAGCGGTGGGCGCGCCTGGAGCAGCTTGTGGAGGGCGGCGCGTTGGGTGGCCGGTGGGTGCTGGTCGGGTCGACGCTGGATCGTGACCGGGCGGTGGAGTGGATGGACCCGGCGTGGGGCCGTGTGGGTGTCGAGGGTGTGGTCTACAAGCCTGCTGGGGGCGTGTACAGGCCGGGGAAGGCCGGGTGGGCGAAGGTGCGGGCGCGGGAGACGGCGGAGGGCGTGGTGGCGTCCGTGACGGGCCCGGTGGCGGCGCCGGACACGCTGCTGCTGGCCCGCCGGGACGCGGAGGGGAACTTGCGGATGGTGGCCCGCACTGTGCCTCTCGCCGCGGCGGTACGCCGGCAGGTCGGTGCGCTCCTCACTACGGCGGGGCCGGACCATCCGTGGCATGGGGTGCGGTTCTCGGCCGGCTGGGGCATCAAGGCGACGCTGCCGCACACACCGGTCGAGCCGGTGCTGGTTGCCGAGTTCGCCGGGGACACGGCGGTCGATGATGCGGGCCGCTACCGGCATCCGGTCCGGTTCGTGCGGCTCCGCGACGACATGGCACCAGACGCGGTACCGCCGATGCCGTGAGCGGGTGCTAGTCGGTGGTGGCGCGGCCGCGGGTCGCGTTGCGGATGTGGGCTGGGCTGAGGCCGGTACGGGCGGCGAGCGTGTCGAGGGTGGCGCCGGCTTTGTGGGCGGCGCGGATGGTGTGGTTGCGCCAGGCGACGTGCTGCTGGCGTCGGTGTGCGGAGGCGATGGTGCGTTGGAGGAGGACAGCGGCGTGGAGGAGGAGGGTGGCTTTCCAGCGGGCGCCGGGGCGGGGCACGGTTGCGGGCACGGGTCTCCCTTGGGCGGTGTGGTGTGGTGTGTCCGCTATGACGGTGACGCCCCGCCGTGGGGTGATCAAGAGCGCGAAGTGGACAGGTTGCACCCATTGTCAGGAAACGGAAGCAGGGGTGTAATGGGGCGCCACAAACGGGAGGGGGCTCATGTCGAGGCGCAGACGAGTTGGGACACGGCCGGAAGATATTGCGGCTGAGAGAGCCAGGCCGGCTATTGAGGTCTGGATTCCGCCGTTCAAGCCTGACGGCCCCCGGAAGGTGCGGCCTCGCGTTCCAGCTCCCGAGGAGACCGCGGAAAGCGAGTCCGCCGCCGAGTCGGATGGGTGGATCACCAAGCCTCTGGACCCTGCGCGGTCAACCGGGCCGAGCCGCAGTGTGCGCGCAGTTCCGTCGGGGCTTCCGGGGCTCGGCAGGCGGCGTTAGCTGTCCGAGGACGTTCGCATGGCAAGGGGCGGCAACCGCGGTGGGGTGCCGCCCCTTGGTCACGCTCATCGTGGCTGCTCATGTACCGCATGCCCTGGCCGTGGGTAGTGTGCTGTGGCCGCCCGGATGGGTCCTCACCTGTCTGTTGGCTTCTCCCCGAGTGCGGCCAGCTCGGTTACGGCCAGGTGCTCGAAGCCGGCCGCGGGGCGTTCTGCGTACTTTTTGAAGAACTCCCAGGCTGACTGTCGGGTCATGCCGAGCGCGTGGCCGACCTCGGTCCAGGTGGCGCCTTCTCGGCGGGCTTCGCCAGTGATCCATCCACGGCTTGCTGTCATGGACTCGGCCAGCAGCCTCGTTGCCGTGAGCGCCTCCAGCGCGGTCACAGGTTCCGTGCGGTCGTTGTCGTGCTGCGAAAGGTAGTTGTTGATGATCGAGACGAGGGTGGGCATCGGGACCCCCCGCATCTCTGTCTCGTCAGGGAAGTCGTCGAGGTAGTTGGCCAGGATCGCTTTTGCATTCATGTCCACCATGCTCGTAAGGCTAGCCTGACGGGCGGGTGTCAGGCTAGCCTTACGGACATGTCTCTGGTCACGTGGCACCGGCCCGCCTTTGAAGGCCGAGAAGATGAATTGGTCAACCAAAACGCAATCGCCGAACTGACCGGCGTCACGCGAGCCGCCGTCTCCAACTGGACGAGCCGCGACCCGACCTTCCCCGCCGTGGTCGCCATCCAAGGCAACTACGCCCGCGCCCCGCGGCTGTACGTTCTCGCCGAGGTCCAGGCGTGGCTCGCCGAGCGGTCGTCCCGGCCGCGCAGTAAGCCGTCACGCCGTACACCGGCCCGCCCCCGCTACGAGATCCTCGCCGAGCGAGCGGAGCGCGCCAAACGCCGCATCGCTGAAGAGGGGCAGCGCATGTCCTCGCTCTACGCGGAACTCGGCAAGGCCGCGGAGCGCCTGAAGCAAGCCCAGGATGAGCTGGCGGCAATCACAGCCGAGGCTGAGAAAACGCCAAAGCCGTAGCGGCGGCGATCCGGGAGAGCACCGAAGCCCGCCAGCAGTAGAAGCACGACGAGAGGCGGCAACCGCGGTAGGTTGCCGCCCCTCCGAACAGCGGAGCTAGCCTGCGTAGGCGTATGCCTGACCGTCCCCCTTGGAGCAGGCGCAGCGCTCCATGATGAGCACGGCGGAGAGAGGAACCGGCTTCGGGTGCGGTCCTTGCACTGCAACCCATCCTCGGCGAGCGCACCTGTCACAGTCGGCGCGGCTGGGGCGCCCCTCAATGTCAGCGGGCGCTCCTAGAGGTGGACGCTCCGTAGCGTCAGGGTGGTAAATGAGCAGCCCTTGGGATACGTCAGCATCTACCTCGTACGTGACTTCGCCCCCGGCGTCAGACATCACTGCTGCCGCATCGCCTGTGTCTCGGATGTTCCACGCGATTACGGGCGCAGTCCAGCCGGTTCCGTCCACTCGGATGCCGGCGATCATCCAGCCTCCTCCCGGAACACTGGCGACGATCTTTTCGGCTTGTCTGATCATCAGGAAGCCGCTGTAGGCAGAGGCCGGAACCAGGCCGGTTTTCCCGGCGACGAGAGGCGATCCTTCGTCGTCCCAGGCAGCGACCTCGCGTTGCTGGTAGTCGCTGTACATGGCGTGATAGCCGCTGGCAGGAATCATGTGCACTCCGTTTTGAGGCTCGACGGCGGGTTCGGGGCGGGGTGGGGTTGGTGGCTGAGGCCCAGTCTTGTGGGTGGTGTGGCCGGGTGGGGGCGGAAACTGGAACCTGCCCCCACCCGGGGTGTCACGGGTTAGAACGGTGCCCGTGCGGGCCGGTTGCGGTTCTCGCGGAGCAGGCTGCGCATGTCGGCGGTGCGGGCCTGGACCTCGTCGGGGCTGGGGATCTCCACCGTCGACACGGCCGGGGTCTCCTCGGCCGGCGTGACCACCGTCGGCCACGCCCCCGGAGCCGCAGGAGCCCACGAGGTGGCCTCAGGACGCGGCGGAGGCACCACGTCACCCGAACGGCCCCCACGCGGCTCTGACGGGCGCTCAGCGGCCCGCACGGCATCCTGCTGCTCCAGGCGCCGCTGCACCCGACGATCCGCCTTCAACTCGACGCAGAACGGGCACGCATCACCCGTATCCACGTCCCGCCGGTCATCACACCGTGTGTTCCCGCACTCCGCCTGCGACGCCACCAACGCCAACACCACACCGAGCGGCTTCTCGAAGCCGTCGTCGCCATACTGGCTGGCCCAGTAGCCATCCCACCGCGGATTGATCCGGTAGGAAGCGAGCTGCTCCGGCGTCCGCGGCCGCGGCCCGTCCGCGTCGAGCGCGGCGAGGATCTTCTCGCTGATGTTGGTGGGGGTCTCGACGGGCAGGTCGCGTGCGAGGAGCGGGGGGAGCAGGTCGCGGACGGCCTGCACCTGGGCGCGCTGGGTGTTGGTGATGGGCTTCTTGTCGCTGGACGCGGCGGAGCCGCCCTTCGGGCCAGTGCTGCCGGTGGTGCGCTGTACCGCACTACGGGAACCGCCGGGTTCACGGCCGGCAGCGGCTGGACTGGTAGTCCCCTCGTGCTGCGATTCGTTGCCGGACGCGGCGGAGCCGCTCACACGGGAGCCCCTACTACCTGTAGTAGCCCTACGGGCGTCAGGGGACTGATGGCTCGCTGGTGGACAACCTGAGGGATCACTGATGGATAGGGGGCCAATCTGTCCTGACCCTGAGGCCAATGTGTCCTCACCCTCAGGACAATCTGTCCCCTGCCTCAGGACAGATTGTCCTGTCAGCAGGTCAGGAGGCGCTTCCGGGTCCAAGATGCCCCCCTCCATACCCTCCGGGGAGTCCGCCCCCTCGAAGCTCAGCCGCTCCACGAGGTTGTCGTCATAGACCCGCTCAGGGCGCCGCATGGACGCCAGCAGCCGCAGATTCACCCTGGTCAGGTTGGTCGCCGGCTCACCCTTCTCGTTACGCCGGACCGACTTGATCAGGCGCAGCTCGATGAGCTTTGCCCGCGACCGCCGCACTGTGCGGACCGAGGTGCCAGTCATGTCCGCGAGACGCTGCTCGCCGGGCCAGCAGTAGCCGTGCGCGTCGGTGAAGTTCGTGAAGGCGAGCAACAGGGTCTTCTCCGGCCCGGGGATGCCCTTGGCCGCGAAGACCATCGCCATGTGCTCGACGCTCATCCGGTCACCTCCGTCACACGCGCGGACGCGGAGCGTGACTCTGTTGTCGAAACGTCGACTGCGGGTACAGTCATGGGTGAGACCTCATTCGCTTAGAGACTCGTTCGCAGCAGGTGGCCGCCTGCTGTGGTGTTGATCGGCCGGTAGGAGCCTTGCTCCGCCGGCCTTTCGCATATCTGAACGCTATCGAGCATTTCGCGGGGTATTGCCCCTGCTAATCCGCCCGTCACGAGGGGCCTGGAGCGGGCTTGCGGCCTCGGCCGCCGCGCCGTGGGCCGTCCTCGAACATGGCGAGGAACTTCCCGGTCTCCATCGTCTTGGCGTTGCCCGCCATCACGTACGGCATCTGGTTGGGTCCGTCGCCGAACGCCCAGTCGGGGTCTGTCCGGGCGATGTACCGGAGCCCGTCGGGGGTGATGCTCTCGACCAGGCCGAGCTCCGTGAGGAGGGCGGCTCCGGTGGTGAAGGTGACGAACGGGGGGAGCTTGTCGGGGGTCACTGAATCCCCCCGTCCGAAACTTCGAAGTCAGCGAAGTTTCTGGGTAGGGTCGACATCGGCAGGTCTCTCTTTCAGGGGCGAACTGTCACCGGCCGTCACGCCTCCGCAGGGCGCCGGCCACAGGGCGGTCGGCCGGTCTCATCACCGGTCGGCCGTCCGTCTTTCTACGGCGGTCTCTTCATCTGCTCCTCCTCGCAGCCGTAACGAACTCCGCAGCTCAGGTCACATGGAAGCCCTCAGTCTCTTGCTCCTGTGCGCTCCGCGAGGCCAGCGAGTTCAGGGCTGGCCTTGGAGCCGGTGACGAGGATCATTTCGTGCACGGCCTCGCGGACCGCCGTGTGGTTCTGGACCATCTCCGGGCTGAGAGCCTCGGCGCGCAGCAGGCAGCCGACAGCGTCGGCCGTTTCGCGCCGCTGCGCGTGGGCTCGCCCCAGGTCCATCAGCAGCCTCCCCTGACGTTCGGGGGAGAGCGCGTCGGCGTTGATGCTGTGCCCTATGTCGAGAGCCTCGCCGGCGTCGCCGAGATCGACCGCGGTGGACACGGACTGGACAGCGACGTTGGTCGGGCCGAACTCCAGGTGGTAGTCGTTGCGGTCCTCTCCGAGACGCTCGGCGACCTGGCGGGCCGCCTCGATCTCTGCGCGCGCCTCCGTCCGCTGACTGGACCGGGCATGCATCAGCGCCTTGGCCAGATGCAGGGAGCCCAGGACGGAAAGCCCCTCCGGAGGCAGGTCGCCCTGCGCCTTCAGCGCGTCGATGGCGCCACGCACGGCGTGCTCAGCCTCGGCGGGGGAGCCGAGCCGGACGAAGGCGTGGACCATGCGGAAGATGCCCGCGAAGACCAGGTACACGTCGCCGGACTGTTCGGCTGCGGTCACTGCGCGGTCTGCGGCGACCCACGCGGCCCGAGAGTCGCCCTGGCGCGCGAACGCTGAAGCCAGGGCGTGGTACGCGTGGGCGAGGAGCTTGTACGCCGTCGACCGGTCAGCGTCCGAAGCGGTTCGGACGGCCCGCTCCAGGTCGGGCACCAGGGCGGTCACCATGTCGCTGACCTCGGAGTGCCGGGCAGCATGCGTGAGCGACCACATCTCGTCCACCTGGGCACTGAGGGCGGCCAGGTCGGGCTGCTCGGTGTCCGTACCGAGGAGAGCTCCGAGTGCCGGGTGACCGGCAATGACGAGTCGTGCGCCGTCCAGGTCGTTCGCTACCAGTTCGGCAGCGGCTGGCGGCGCATCGATGGGTGCCCCTGGGTCGAGGGCCTGTGTCGATACGCCGAGGGCGTTGGCCAGCTCGCGAAGCAGGTCGAACCGGCGGATCGGCTGAATGCCCCGCTCGACCTGAGACATCCAGCTCGGCGTCCGTCCGTTCAACTGGGCGGCGAGCTGCTGCTGCGTCATGCCCCGGTCCTTGCGGAGCTCGGCGACTCGTCTGCCGAACTCTCGGTCGCGCGGGTCGACGTCCTTCCCGGTCGGCTTGCTCGACTTGCTCACGTTCCCTCCTTTCCGGCCGGCCTCTTGCCGACCGTCTCGTTCAGGAACGTCACCTCGGTGCTGGTCAGGTGCTGCTCCCTCTCCTTCAAGAAGTGCTTGGTGTGGTGCTGGTTCTCGTGTGCCTGGAACGCGTCGCGGTCGGCGTACAGCTCGTAGAAGACGCGCACGAGGGGTTCGCCCTCGGGGACGTGCACGACGTAGACGAGCGTGCCGGGCTCACTGCGGATGCCCTCGATGGTGCGGGCCACGAGGGCGTCGAACTGCTGGGCAGCGTCGGCGTCGCGGGTGGTGAAGCGCACGACGAGTGCGTATCCGCTTGTCACTTGTTCCTCCTTTGATGCCATGGCCACAGTCTCACATGTCGAGGAAAAGTGCGAGCATGAGAGGGAAACTCGCGGAAGCGGTTGACTCGCACTGAGAGTGCGAGTAGCTTCGTTCATGTCGCCACCACGGCGGCAGCAAAAAGGGCCCGGCGTCCTACCGCCGGGCCCTGGATGCGAACCACTGTCCTACCTGCTCTACCAGGAGGCCGATCCGCATGCAGATCAAGGATCGCACACACAGTGCGAGCGCGACTCGCACCACCACCCCCGACGTGAACGAGTGCCTGCGTCAGTCCCGCAGCACCACCGCGCCGTCGACCGCCCGCCAGCTCGTCGCCATCGGCATCCGCCGGCCCGGCCACGGCCCGCTGATCATCAAGGCGGTCTGACCATGGCCACCAACGACCCCGCCCGCGACGCCGCCGAGCACTACTTCCGGAACCTCGTCCGTCTCCGCGACGAGCTCGACACCGACAACCCCGACCGCGCTGTCATCTCGGTCAGTCTCCCCAACGGCACCTTCATCGGCTCGGTCGACCTCCCCGCCACCATCGTCGGCGAGCTCGGCGACACCGCCGAAGTCCACGCCGACTACGCCGAGCCGAACCTCGCCACCACCCTCGGCTGGGACGAAGTCACCATCTCCGACGACCTCACCCACGCCGTCGAAGAAGCCCTCACCCCCGCCCTCAACGACACCGTCGACGGCCTGCACCTCGAAGCCCTCGCCGACCTCGAAGACCACTTCGCCAGCGTCGACCCCATCGACCTCCTCGACGAGGCGCTCAGCGCCAACAACGCCGAGCAGGGCCTGCGGGCCTTCGAGTACCTCGTCACCGGCGAGATCAACGAGGACGGAGCCCTCTGATGCAGCCCTACTCCAACACCACCGTCCTCACCGGCCCCATCGCCCCCGTAGACGACACGCCCCTCGGCGACGTCATCGCCGACACCGCAGGCGTCCACGCCGGCATCGACCTCATCCGCGAAGGACTGCTCCTCCTCGCCACCGACCACCTGCCCCTCGACCTCGTCCCCACGATCCTGACGACCCTCGCCGGCGGAGCAGACGGCACCGACCAGGCCCCCGACCTCCTCACCGCCATCGGCCACCTCGTCGCCCGCCTCTCGGACCCGGCCGCCAACCAGGTGCTGCTGGACCTGCCGGAGCAGCGGCAGAAGGACATCGAGCGGCAGGGCGAGCAGGCCCTCTACCGGCTGACCGACCCGTGGCTGCGCGAGCCCGCCAACGAGGCCGCCGCCCTGATCGACGGCATCTGACCAACCCCCACCCGCGCGGGGGCGGTCTGACGCCGACAACAGGCCGCCCCCGCCTCACCCCGAGAGGCACCCCATGAACACGCAGCCCACCACCTACCACTGGGTCCTCACCCTCACCGGGACCAACGCCGCCACCGGCGTCGCCGTGTCCACCGGCGGCTACGGCGTGATCCCCATCGGCGCCGGAGCCAGTCGCGTCGAGGTCATGCAGAGCCTCCACCGGAATGTTCTCGCCCGCGCCGCCGCAGACGGCATTCACCTTGTCAACGTTCGGGTCCTTTTCTGGTCCCTCGAACCCGACGCCCTCTAGCCCCGCCAGCCTCGACCCAGCCGCAACGCTCCACGCAACAACCACAGAAGGGACCACTCATGACCACGCAGACACCCACCACCTGGCCCGAAGGCGTCATCGGCCGCTACCTCACCGTCGGCGGCGCCACCGTCGACATCACCCACGACAACCTTGGCCCCGACGCCGAGCCGTGCCTCTCCACCGCCTACTGCACCGGCTGCGGCAGGCACATGGACCACTACTGGACCACCCATGTCGGCAGGTACGACAACGGCCGTACAGGAGCCGAGCGGGCCGCCCGTGAGTGGGCTCAGACCCACGCCGGACACTGCCGCGCCTTGCCCAAGCCGACCGCCTGACCCACACCCAGCCTCGGCCCAGCCGTGACGGTGCCGGATCGAATCCGCGCCCGAGGCACGCAACCACCACCCGCACCAACAACCCGAAAGGCCCCACCGTGACCGAACAGTTCGAAACCATCCGCTACACCGCCGACATCATCTGCATCCGCGACGGCCACATCCTCACCATCGAACGCGGATCGGACCCCCACAAGGGCCAACTCGCCCTCCCCGGCGGCCACGTCGACCCCGGCGAAACCAGCCGCGCCGCCGCCGCCCGCGAACTCGCCGAAGAAACCAACATCCACATCCAGCCCGACGACCTCACCTTCGTCGGCATCTGGGACACCCCCAACCGAGACCCCCGAGGCCGCTACATCACCGCCGCCTACGCCATCACCGTCCCCACCAGCACCCTCGCCACCGCCGGAGACGACGCCGCCTCCGTCTACTGGGTCCCCATCGACAACCCCGGCCCCCTCGCCTTCGACCACCAGGACATCGTCGCCGCCGCTCGCCGCCACTAACCCGCCTCAGCTCGTACCAGCGACCCGAAAGGCCCGGCCATGGACCAGCAGCCCACCCCCGCCTACCAGCCCGTCAGCGACGACGACGCCCGACTCCACCTCGCCCAGATCATCGGCAGCGACCTGAACACCACCGTCTGGTCGGGCGACTGGCACCAGACCCTCCGCGACACCGCCGCCGCCTGGACCACCCACCTCGCCGCCTAGGAGACCCCCGCCATGCAGTACACCGCTGCCGACTACCGCCGCAAAGCCGAAGACGCCATCACCGACCACCGCAACGGCCGCAACCACGATGGCCTCGCCGAAGCCACCATCTACGCCCAGCTCGCCCTCGCCACCGCCATCGAGAACGCCGAAACCCTCCCCACCGGCATCACCCTCACCCCGCCCACCCGCCACAGCCACTGAAAGGACCCTCCGTCGTGACCACCGCCCCGGCCGGCCAGACACCACCCCCACTCCCCGCCCTCGGGGACTGGCAGCCCCTGCCCAACCCCGGGGCCACCACCACCCCGACCACCACCAAAAACCCCACCCGCGCCAACCGCGGCGCCACCTCCCTCCTCACCCTCACCACACTCGCCCTCCTCTACATCGGAGCCGGCGGCCCCCTCCACTACCTCACCCTCCACCCCACCCAGCAGCGCATCGCCCTCTACACCGCCGCCCTCACCGCCGCACTCCTCCTCACCCACATCACCCTCCCCAAGCTCCGCGCCGCCACCACCCGACCCAAGACCCCCGCCGGACAGATCGCCGTCACCATCGGCGCCATCGTCTGCACCGGCGTCGGCCTCAACACCGCCTGGGCCTTCACCGCCAGCCACCTCCACATCACCGACACCTTCACCCGCATCGCCCTCTGCGGCACCGGCGAAATCGTCCTCATCGCCCTCGGCCTCGCCGCACGCGACAACTTCCGCCGCGACCAAGCCGCAGGCATGCCCGGCATCCTCGTCTGGATCATCACCGGCTTCCTCGCCGTCCCCGCCTTCGCCGAAGGCGCCGCCATGGCCACCGGCTTCTCGGAAGGCGCAGTCGCCGGCGCCTGGCGAGCCATCTTCGGCCCCGTCGGCGCCGCCATCCTCTGGCACTTCGCCATGGGCCTCGAAATCAAGGCCGCCGACGCCACCGCCCGAAGCATGGGCGTCTTCGCCCGCCTCGGCCGCCGCCTCGGCCAGCACATCCTCACCGCCTTCGGCATCGGCGACACCGACACCACCACCACCGAACTCCTCCGCCAACGAGCCCGCACCCGCGCCGCCAACCTCGCCGACCGCTACCGCAACCTCCCCAAGTGGGCCAAGAACACCCCCTACGGCCACTGGATCCTCCGCCGCCTCCGCACCGCCCTCCGCACCGCCGACATCGCCACCGACGAGACCCAGCGCAACACCCTCCTCGCCGACCTCGCGGTCTCCTCCCACGCCCCGACCCTCGCCGAACTCCACCACACAAACCCGTGGGGTCTCCCGACGGCGAACCTCGAACCGGTTCGGGAACTGCCCGCCGCCGAACTTCCCCCCGCCCCGGAACCGGCCCCCCTCAAGGTTCGCGAACCTCAGCCCCGCACCGAGGTTCCGAACCGCGCCGGAACCGACGAGGAGAAGCCCGCGAACCAGGTTCGCGAACCCCAGAACACCCAGGTTCGCGAACCTCAGCCTCCCGCGAACCAGCCCGCCCAGCGCGACAAGAACCAGGTTCCGCGAACCCCCGAACCTCGAACCCCGAACCTCAGCGACCGCGCCGCCGCCAAGAAGGAACAGGTTCAGCAGGTTCTGAACCTCATCGAGAACCGCGGCTACGACGCCGTGAAGCTCGCCCTCGTCATGGACGAGACCGGCATGGCCAAGACCACCGCCTACAACCGCCTCAACGAAGCCCGCGCACTCTGGACCAAGCGGAACGTCGCCTGAACCTGCGAACCCGAACCATGAACTGCTCAACCGACACCTGCACCCGAACCGCTCTGGTTCGCGAACCTCTCCCGCTCTGCCGAACCTGCACCCTCCAGGTCGTCCTCGCGAACTACGTCAACGCGAACCTCGCAGCAAGCGCAACGCCTGAGGTCCGTGGCCCAGCTCCAGAGGCGGTTCGCAGCTTCCAGGACGCGATCACGGTGGCTCTCTACCTGAAGGTAGGGCGCCGTCCTACGTCCGCAGAGATCCGTGAGGCGCTCGTCAGTGCCGACCTGGCCTCTGTGTCCAGGCCCACCGCGCAGCGCATTCGAGATCGGGTGGAAGCCGCCCACCCTCACCTTCGTACCTCGAACAACTGAGGAGTCACCGTGACCACCAGCCTCGCCCCGGCCGCCGCCCCCACCACGGGGGCGGCCCCCGCCCCGGCCAGCCCGCAGACCACCACCCAGCCCACCGTCGACCCCGAGTACGCGGAGATCGCCGACGAGCTGTGGGCCGCCATCTGCCACATCGAATCCCTCAACCCGTACACCGCAGAGGAGGCCAGTAAGTGAGCACGCAGATCGACACGCAGACACCCTCCGCGACCCCGCTGGACCTCACGTTGGGTAACGGAGGTGGGGGCGGGGCGGGGCGGGGCGGAAGCGAAAACAGCCCACAGAGCCCCCTGGTAGTCGTTCAGGGCGGCCGATCCGCTTCCCCGCCCCGCCCCGCCCCGACCGCATCACGGGGCAACCAGGACAATTCGCTCCGGAACGGATACGCCGCGATCTCACACGGAGTGAGCGGCGAAACCGCCGCGATCGGCATCGGATTCCTCGCCGCCGGCCCCATCGGAGCCATCGTCGGAGGCGCCACACTCCCCGCCCTCGTCGCCGCCTCCATGTGGCGAGCCCGCCGCCGCGAACACGACCAGGACAGCAACAGCAACCAGAACGCCAGCACCAACCCCGCAGGCCCCAGCCGCGACCGCGACCGCTCCGGCGGCGGCCGAGGCCGCAACAACGGAACAGACGGAAGCCGCCACAACTCACCCAACGGACCGGGCGGCGGCCACAAGCCCTCCAAGGACACCAAGAACCACACCGACACCCCCGGAAAGAACCGCAAGCCGAAGGCGAAGGACCCCGTCCTCAACAAGCTCGACAAGATCGGCAAAAACCTCAACGGCAAGCTCAAGAACAACCGCGACAAGAACCGCCGCCCCGACCACGACAAGACAGGAAAGGACAACGGCGCCAACAACGGCAAAGCCCCCCAGGGACCGAAGGGACCGAAGCGCCGCAAGGACCACAGCGCCAACTACCCCGACGACCGCCGATGGCGAGGCCGCGGCCACAAAGACAAACCGAAGAACCAGCGCAACGACAAGCGGACCAACCGCGGCGACACCCTGTCGACCACCTCACCCGACGGCCTCGACCCGAAAGACCCCAAGGACGGCGGCACCCCCGTCGATGACCGCATCGCGCTCATCAAGGCCCGCCGCGAACGCCACCAGCGGCGCCGCGCCATCAAGGCCGGCAAGAAAGCCGCAGACCGCGCGGCCCGCGACGGCAGCCTCGGCGACCCAGCCTCAGTGAAGCTCCAGGTCATCCGCGAAGAGAACCAGAAGATCGACCTGGAACTGCGCAACGAGAACCAGCTACTCGCCCTCGCGGCAGCCACAGAACGACGAAGGAGCACCCCCGTGAACTACCCCGCGATCACCACCGCGCCCGCCGGCACCCGCACCGCCGGTGCCGCCGTCGCACGGCAGATCGACCCCCGCAGCTCCGCCGCCTACACGCTCCTCGCCGCCATGGCCGACCAGCTCGCCCACGGCCTCCACAACGACGAGGACGCCGACATGGCAGACCACGTCGTAGAGCTCGTCGGCATCCCCAGCATGTGCCGCAACCTCGCGGTCGCCGTCCGCGAAGCCGCCGCCGCCCTGTCGAAGACCGCGCCGCTCCACCCCTCCGTCGTCAAGCACCTGAACTCCGCCGCGGTCGCCGCACTCACCGCCGCCCGCATGGCCGACACCATCATGATCGTGTTCGTGCAGGCGCACCGCGAGGACATCATGCGAGTCCTCGACCCCCGCGTCGGCGAAGAACGCTGGAACATCCGCAACGCCGCCGGCACCCTCGACGCCGCGAAGCTCCGCGCGGCCGTCGCCTCAGCACACACAGCCCGCCTCGCCCTGCCCGCAGGCACCTCACCCGCAGGCGCAACGAACAAGGGCTCCGGCAACCTCGTCCCCGTCTCAGACGCCCAGACGAAGAAGCTCATCACTCTCATGAAGGGCTTCGACCGCGGCCACATGACCGTGTGCCTCTCCGAAGTCGCCGGATCAGCCGCAGGCGTCGAAGTCGTCGCCGACGCCATCACCAAGCTCTACCGCCGGATGTCCAGGACATGGCCGACCGAGCAGGCAGTCGACGAGACCGTCCGAGCGACCGCCTCCAAGGTCATGTCCGTCGCCGACGAGCTCCGCAAGGCCATCAAGGCAGCACAGCGCGCACACGAACGTGAACTGCGGCTCAACGCCAAGCCCCGCAAGGGCGCGCGAGCCGAAAAGAAGTGGGACGTCACTACCAGCCGCAAGGGCTGACCCGAGAGGAGATGAAAGCCGTGACCGCAAGCAGCATTCCCGCAGGGCTGGAGACGCCCAGCGACAAGCCGAAGCGCTGGGACTTCAGCCGGGACGCCGTCACCCCTGGGCGCCTGGTGGCCTGGGGCAGTGAGCTCGCCGTCGCAAGTGCCCTCGTCGCGCCCCTCGCCGACATTCCCTGGGAGGCCGGCGCCACCGCGGGCGTGCTGTTCACCGGCGCGGCCGTCGCCTACGAGAAGGCCCGCGGCTCCTGGCGGCGCGTCATGGTCGCCCGCGCCTCCTCCTGGCTCGCCACGACCGGATGGCTCTCCTACGCCCTCGCCACCAGCCCCACCCTCCTCACCATGGTCATCGGCGGGTCCGTGTGGGCCACCGGCGCAGCCGTGAACATCGCCGTCGACAGGTGGGGCGAGACAACCCGCGAAGCGGAGAAGGAACTCGACAACCGCCTCAAGGACGGCGAAGCCATCAAGGCCGCCCAGGACGGCTGGGCGAAGCTGCTGTACGACATCTGCGGCATCGACGGCGCCGTTGCCGACCCCATCGTCCACAAGTGGACCTCCGGCGCCGGCGAAACCGTGAAGATCACCCTCCCGGCCCACATGAACATCAACGCCCTGCGCGGCTACGAAGCCGAACTCGCCGGAGCCCTGCACCTCCCCAAGGGCGGCGGTATCGCCTTCTCCGACGGCGACGCCAACGTGCCCCGCAACGTTGTGTTCATCGCGATCACCCGGAAGAACATGATGTCCGGCGCCATCGCCTACCCGAAGCTCACCCCCACCAGCATCAACCGGCCCATCGGCTTCGGCGTCGTCGGTGACGGCGCCGAAGCGGGGCTGAACCTCAAGGACGAGGGGTTCATCGCCATCGGAGCCCAGGGCTCCGGCAAGACCGCCCTCATGAAGACCCTCGGCCTCGGCCTGATCCGCTGCGACGACGCGATCGTCTGGGACATGGACACCTCCGCGAAGATGTCCGCGATTTTCATCAACCCCTACCTGCGGCACGGCATCGGCGTACCCCTCATCGACTGGCCCGCCACCAACGAAGACGAATGCCGCCTCATGGTCCGCGCCGCCCGCGACATCATCGCCGCCCGCAAAACCGAATACTCCGACCTCCTCGAAGACGAAGACATCGACAACCTGCCCGCACGGCCCGAGATCCCCGCCATCCACATCCGAGTCGACGAGACCAAGTCCATGCCCGACGACGTCCTCGAAGGCATCGACTTCATCATCGAAGAGGGCCGCTCCGTCAACGTCCGCGTCTCCAACACGGGCCTCCGAGCCACCCGCGAATACATCACGGGGACAATGGACGAGCTCACCCCCGGCCGGATCGGGCTCCGCACCAACAACGCCAGCGAGCTGGCCATGCTGTTCCCCGGCTACGGCGCCCCCGACATGGCCCTATTCACCGACCCCGGCACCGTCGTCTACATGTCCGCAACCAAGGGCCCCTTCCAGCCCACCCCAGCCAAGGCGTACGCCACCATGGCCGAAGCATTCACCGAGGGCACCGACGAACACGAGCGCATGGCCAACCTCTTCATGGACGCCGCCCGGCAGCTCTCCACCATCCGCCCTGACCTCGACGCGATCTCCGCGAAGGCAGCGGGCCCCGCCTACGGGCAGCGCTGGGCCCGCTGCATCCCCAACCTCCGCGGCGACGCCTACGGCAACGTCACTCCCGACCGCATGCACGAGTCGGTGTGGGAGCTGTACCGATCCTGGCCGGCGCCCCTCTCCTACGACGTGCTCCTCGGCCGCTCCTACGACGACGGCGGCATGGCCAGTACCGACTCGACCATGAACATCCCCCGCCTGTCCGAAGTGATGCTCGACGACGACGCCATGGAACTGGCCGCGGCCCAGGAAGCCGCCATCGAGCTGGCCAAGACCAACGTCACCACGAAGACCCACGACGACCTGGCCATCGAACTGTTCGCCTCACTCGGCCGGCCGGCCAAGCCCAGCGAAGTGTTCCCGCTGATGGTCAAGGCCAAGTACACCAAGTCGGACCGGACGTTCCGTGACCTGTGCGCGAAGCTGGCCCTCCAGGACAAGCTCGTGAAGGGGGATGATGGAACCTACGCGGCAACCGAGTGCGAGGGGTCCCATGCAGCCCGACGAGTTCCCGGACATGGATCTGAAAATGACGCCTATGGAGGCGGCGATGCTCCACATGAGTGAGCTGATCTCCGGCCTGATGAAGGCCGGCCTCAGCGAGCACTCCGCTGTGCGCTTCGCAGCGATCTACTTCGCCGAGCAGTCGGGCCGCGAGAACGCGGACGACGACTGAGTTCAACGCGACCAGGAGAGCCCCCGGGTCGTACCCGGGGGCTTTTTGCGTCTCCAGTCAGCTCTCTGCTCGCCGATCCTCGCCCCCGACGAAGGGAGGCCCACCCCACCCGGAGACCCCGATGCCTACGACGCTCCTCACCCCTGACCAGCTCGACCAGCAGGCCGCCGCCCTCTACGACACCGCGGCGTGGCAGCAGATCGTCTCCGGCTGGACTCTCACCGCCCCCGAACCCCAGCCGTACACCGGCAACCGGCCCGTCGAGCAGACCACCGTCGGGGACTGGCGGGACCTCCTCAACGGCACCGTCGAAGACCTCATCGCCACCGCCACCACAACCCTCCCCCCAGCCGCACCCGCCGAACGGCCCCTCCCCGGCAGGCTCGGTGCGATCCTCCCCGACCGGCTCCACGCCTGGCGGCGCATCGGCCAGCCCGACATCCGGCCCAGCGTCCAGCTTGCTTACGCCCGCCACCTCCTCGTGGCATGGGGCTGGCAGAACCGCCCGTACCGGCTCCGCGACGGCTGGGGAGCCCGCTGCCTGTGCGGGGCGCTGCTGTCCGCCCACCGTCTCGGCTACGGCAGCCTCGACACTGCGAACCGGTCTGCTGCGTGGCTGATGACGGGGCTGCGGCATGAGGGGTGGGCGGGTTTGATCGGCGAGTGGAATCGTGCGCCGGGCCGCACGGCGGGGCAGGCTCTCGCCCTGGTCGACACGGTCACGGGATGGGCGGCGCAGGCGGGGGAGTAGCAGGTGCGCTCTCCGTTCCGGAATCGCTCGCCTGTCGTTGCAACAGGCATGACGAAGAGTGAACAGTCATTGACCGAGCAGCCTCAGCCCGAAGACATCGAGCGCTGCGGTCATCCGGCCTGCGTAGAGAGTCGAGAGAGGGATAGGCAGGTGCGCCGTCAGTACGACGAGGCCCAGGTCGAGGCTGAAGAGATGAGAGCGCTGCTGAGGGGTTTCGTGGAGCCCTTTGAAGCGCTGGAAAAGTACTGGGCTGTACGCGCAGGGGCATAGCAGCCCGGACAAACGCCCGAATGTACGTCACGCTGGTCTTGCACGGCTCGGGAGACGTATCCCTGTTGAGCGTCCCCGCGCCTCGATGGGCAGTGCCCGAGCCGTGCTACAGACTGGTCCGCCCCGTGACGGAGGCGTTGACCACCGGCCCCGCGACCCACATCCCCCAGGGTTGCGGGGCCCCTTCACGTCACGGTCTACTTCACCTGTCGCCACACACCACAATCCCGCGTCGTGAACGCCCCGTCCGACGACTCGATTGTCACCGTGATCGACCTAGCGTCACCCGACACGAACTGGTTGTCGATGATCTGCCCATCCGGCGTCGACCGCTCCCAGTAACAGTCACTCAGCCCCGCCTCGCCGCCCGTCGTCCGATAAGTGCCCGGCCGCACCGACCGCGCCCCCACCTCCGACGACACCTCATACGAGCCGCCCAACAGCAACTGCTCCGCCTTGCCGTCGAGCACCTCCAGGACGGTCTTCTCCCAGCGCGGGCACAGCACCGGCACCCCCGCCCGCAACGCGAGCCGCTCGTCGCCCTCCGGCGGATTCGCACGGGTCAGCCACGCCGACGGCGGAAAGTCCGGGTCCCCGTCCTCGTCAACACCGTCGAGCGTCTCGCACACCGCATCCACGTACTCCGACGCCAGCTCATAGTCCGGGTCCGGCATCTTCCAGCCCTCAGCCTCCGCTCCGGCATCCACACGCTCCTGCGGGGACTCGATGTGCACCTCCTCCGTCGCCGACGGCGCCACCGACGGACTCACCGAAACCGACGCCGACGCAGACGGGGACGGCGCAGACTCCGCCTCCCCACCCCCACCGCACCCGGCCACCAACACCATCGCCACGGCCGAAGCCGCCCCCACCCCAAGTTGTCTCATGTGCCGCATCATCCCCGCCTCAACCCGACCGAGGGAACACAAGTCCACACATCAGGCATGATCTGTAACAGGCGCGGGGCCTAACCACACACAGCGGGAGCCCCACCGCCATGAGCGCATCCAAAGCACAGCAAGCCGTCACCGCCGAACGCCGCGCCAAGCTCATCCGCATGCGGCTCGCCGGCCACGAGTTCGACGAGATCGCCCGCGTCCTTGAGTACTCGTCGGCGTCCGCCGCATCCAAAGACATGATCCGCGTCCTGGAGAAGCGCCGCGACGAACAGGACGCCGAGGTCAGCGTCTACCGGCAGCAGGAAGGCGACCGCCTCGACGCGCTCCTCCGCGCCCACTGGGACGCTGCCACAAGTGGCGACGACCCAAAGGCCGCCGATCTCGTCCTGAAGATCATGGACAGGCGCGCCAAGCTCATGGGCCTCGACATGCCCGTCCGCGCCGAAGTGTCCGGCCCCGACGGCGGCGCCGTCCCCCTCGGCACCGGAGCCCTCGCCGAACTCCAACAGCTCATCTCCATCGCCGGACAGACCGGCGACCCCGACACGCTCCTCGACGGCGAGCAGGACACCGGTGACAACACCGACTGACCTCGCCGAGGACGCCGTCCTCCAGCACTACCGGACCCTGCCCGTACCCGAACGCCGCAGGGTCGCCCGGCGTGCCAGCCCCGAACTCCGCCTCCGCCTCGCCTGGGTCGAGCGGCAGATCGCCATGGACCGCTCACCCGGCAGCCTCGCCGCCGTCCTCACCGAAGGCCGCGAGAAGCAGGCCCGACACCTCGACATGATCGATGCGGTGTTCATGCGGATCGCGGCAGGCGAACGCATGCAGGTGATGATCACGTGCCCACCCCGGCACGGGAAGGCGCTGGCGCTGGACACTCCGATAGCCACGCCAACAGGCTGGTCGACGATGGGCGAACTCAAGGTCGGCGATCAGGTCTTCGACGAGCAGGGTCGTCCCTGCAAGGTCACCTGGACGTCGCCCACCTGGTACGACCGGCCCTGCTTTGACGTGGTCACGGACAGCGGAGGCCACATCGTCGCCGACTACGCGCACGAGTGGAAGGCCAACCTGGACCGGCGGTGCCCGGACCGGCTTTACAACACCTGCGACCTCGCCCGCCCGCGCGGCAAGCAGGCCCTTATCTGGACGACGGGTGCCCTCCAGCTCCCGGACCAAGACCTCCTCGTCCCGCCCTACTTGCTGGGCGCCTGGCTTGGAGACGGGCGCTCCCTGGACGGCGGTATCACCGCCGAGCCCGAAGATGCGAAGCACCTGCGATCCGTGATCCACGACCTCGGGTACGAGACAGTCCAGTGGTCCAACCCGACGGTCTTCGGGGTGAACGGGCTGCGTAGCCAGCTCCGTGAACTTGGCGTGCTCGGCAACAAGCATGTGCCGGCGAAGTACCTGCGGGGGTCCGCCGCGCAGCGCAGAGCCCTGCTCCAAGGTCTGGTGGACACTGATGGGTACGTGGCCAAGGACGGCCAAGTTGAGTTCTGCAGCATCAAGCGTGACCTCGCAGAAGCCGTCCAGGAGCTGGTGTACAGCCTGGGCGGGAAGGCCTCACTCATCGTCGGTGACGCGATGCTCAACGGGCGCTTCATCAGCAAGAAGTACCGCGTCATGTTCTACATGGAAGGGGTCGCCCGGCTGCCCCGTAAGGCGGTCCTGTGCCGCAGCGGGATACGTGCCAACCGGCACTACGTGATGGCCATGCGCCGCAGCGCCACGGCCACCCGCTGTATCGAAGTGGACTCGCCGTCGCACCTCTTCCTGGCTGGCCGAGCGATGATCCCCACCCACAACAGCCAGCGGGCATCACGCTGGGGTCCCCTCTGGTACCTGCGACGCAACCCCACCGCCCGCGTCATGCTCGCCTCCTACGGCGCCGACCTCGCCGACGACCACGGCCGCTGGGTCCGCGACCAGCTCCGCGACTACGCACCCACCCTCGGCATCCGCCTCGACGACGGCAGCCGGGCCGCCAACCGCTTCGACCTCGAAGCGCCCCGCAACTCGTCCGTGCGAGGCGGCATGGTCACCGCTGGCGTCGGGGGGTCTCTGAATGGCAAGGGATTTTCGCTAGGCATCATCGACGACCCGTTCAAGGGCTCCGACGACGCCAACAGTCCAGCTCAGCGCGACCGCGTGTGGAACTGGTACCAGTCGGTCTTCTACACCCGCCGGGCCCCCGGCGCCTCCATGATCTTGATCAACACCCGCTGGCACGAAGACGACCTCTCAGGGCGCATCCTCTCCGTCGAACCCGAGAACTGGACCCTCATCGACCTCCCCGCCCTCGCCATGTCCGCCGACGACCCCCTCGGACGCGCCCCCGGTGACGCCCTGTGGCCCGAGCAGTACGACGCCGAGGAGCTGGCCCGCACCAAACGCGCGGTCGGCGAACGCGTCTGGTGGGCGCTCTACCAGCAGCAGCCCCGCCCCCTCGAAGGCGGCGTGTGGCAGTGGGCGTGGATCACCGCCAACCGCATCAGCCCCGCCGCGATGCGCGGTATTGACCTGTCTCGCATCGTCGTTGCCATCGACCCATCTGGCGGCGCTGGCGGAGCGAACGATGAGACCGGCATCGTCGCCGCTGGCCGCACCCGCGATGGCCAGTACTACGTGCTGGAGGACCGCTCCGGCCGGCACGGCGCCAACGCGTGGGGCCGCGAAGCGTGCCTCCGCGCCGTCGAGCTGCGCGCGGACGCGTTCGTCGTCGAGACGAACTTCGGCGGCGACATGACGAAGCAGGTACTCATCCAGGCGTGGCAGGAGCTTGAGCGGCAGGACGCCACCGCAGGTATGCCCATGCCGCGGATCGTGGAGGTCGTCGCCAAGCAGGGCAAGCGACTGCGTGCGGAGCCGATCGCTCAGCTCTACGAGCAGGGACTCGTCCATCACGTGGGGGAGTGGCCGGCGCTGGAGACGCAGATGGTGACGTGGCTGCCTGGCATGGACTCCCCGGACCGCATGGACGCCGCGGTGCACGCGCTGACTGAGCTGGCCGATCCGGCGTCGACGGGCCTGGGTACGGGCGCCTACCAGGACCAGCGGCTGCGGGGCAGGCGGTGAGGGGCAGAGTGTCGGCAGAGTGGTCCCACAGTGTCCCCAGAGTGGTGTCAGAAGCCCGGGAGATGTGACACGAGGTTTGCAGCCACTGATCTAAATCACGCTATGCTCGGTTGACACCCGAGCGTGCCGAACGACGCATCGGGTGCAAAAGGGAGACGGCGAAGCCCACCCTGCAAGGAAGACTCCGCCGTCGCCTATCTAACGGAAGCGCCTGGCTAGGAGCTGAGCCAGATCGTCCACTGGAGAGCCACCTCCAGGAAACTGACGATCAGGAATCCCAGCGCCCAGTCGGGCGTTTCGTTCTGCATCACAATCGCTGCTCCCTTGCTTGCGTCAGCCTCAGGACGGCTGACTGGATTGCCAAGGGGGTGAGCGCTTGTGCGAGAGTCACCTTACTGCGCCTCACCCGCACCGACCGACCGTGCACGGCCCGTCAGGCGCCTTAGTGCGCAGTCCAGTTGCTGCGAGTCCCGTTGTCGGGCTGCGAACCCCTCTGGGATACCAGTGAGATCGTCGGGGCCCTGCTGGTGAGGCCGCTTTCGAACTGCGCGCAACGGCTCTGTTGAGTTCACTCGTTCGGGTTAAAGGGGCGGGCGAATCTTCTGTGCTGCTCCTGGGAGGCAACGCTGCCCATGTCGGCCCGTACCCTGATCAGTAGGCGCGGGGCCTGATCATGGAGGGACTCTCCAGTGGGCCTCATCTCCGGAGCCCGGCAACTCGTGATCGACGCGTGGAGCTGGCTGAACTACAAGCCGATCTACGCCGACACCCGAGGCATGCCCCACCGTCGGGCTTTCCCCGAGGCCGCCGCCACCTGGGTGCCAGCCGCCGACGAACGACGACTTGCCGCGTACAAGCTCCTCGCTGCGTACACCAGCAACCAGGCCGGCGAGCTCGCCGCCCTCCGCGACGGCGACGAGGCCCGTGACCGGCGGGAATTCGGCGACCCGTCCATGTTCGTCGACACCCTCGTCGCTCACGTCCTCGGCGACGGGCAGCGCATCGTCGTCCCCGGCGCCGAAGCCGACGACGACAGCACCGACGAGCAAGCCGTCCGCGTGCAGACCCTCCTCCGCGACTGGGCGGAACGCGAACTCCTCCCCATGCGGATGCTCCAGACCGAGCAGAAGGCCGTGCCGCTCGGCGACGGCGTGTACCTCCTCCACTGGGACCAGGACAAGCGTCGCGTCCGCGTCCGCACCTACGACCCGGGCTTCTACTTCCCGGTCCTTCCCGAGGACGGCGACGGATCTGACTATCCCGAGCGTGTGCACCTCGCCTGGGAGCTGCCTGAGGACCCGAAGCGGGGCGTGAAGGCGCGGGTGCGCCGCATCACCTACGAACTTGGATGGATCGAACAGGGCGAGAGGGATGTAGTCCGAGGTGGCCTCGAAGACGCCGACAGTGACCAAGAGCCCTCGGTGCAGCCGCGGCAGTACCCGTGGAACGACGAGCCGTCCTACCGCACCTGCTACCTGACCGACGCGACGTGGGAGCTCGGCGACCTCACCGGGCCCGTCGATGTCGACTCCCTGCCGATGGACCGTGCTTCCTTCGCGGAAGGCGTGGATGGTGTGGTACTCGACCGACGCGACCTCATGATCGATTTCGTGCCGCTTATCCACGTCCCCAACACCGTCCCCCCGGCCGAGGAGCACTGGGGGCAGTCCAGCCTCGCCAAGGCCCTCCAGGTCTTCGACGAGCTCGCCGGCGCCGACACCGACTCGTCCCGCGCGTCCGCGACGACCGGATCGCCGATCATCCACCTGTCCGGCAAGGCCGCCTCCGGCCGCAACCAGCTCGCCGTCGGCCCCGGCATGATCCTGGAGACTGGCGAAGGGGGGCGCATGGACACCGTCAACACCGCCCCGCAGCTTCAGGAACTCCGCAGCCACCGCGCCGACCTCGCCGACCGGGCCGCGGCCGTCGTTCGTCTCCCCGCTGTAGCCCTCGGCACCCTCGACCCCACTAAGGTCCCCTCCGGCTACGCCCTCGCCCTGTCCCTCGGGCCCCTCGACTCTCTGATCTCCTCGATGCGTCTCGCCCGCGCGCACAAGGACCAGCTGCTCCTCAAGTTCGTGCAGCGCCTTCACCTCGCTGGGCAGCATCCCGAATGGGAAGGCGTCACCCCGCAGCCGGCGATCCTCGTCCGCGGCCCCTACACGCCCACCGACCAGGCCGCCGTGCTGGAGCAGGTCACCACCGGAGTCGCCGGGGGAGTGCTTTCCCTGGAGACGGGGGTGCGGATGCTGCAAGAGGCCGGCTACCCGATCGAGGACACCGAGCAGGAGATACGGCAGATCGAGTCCCGCGCGTTTGCCGCGGCGAAGGATTTGGCGGATGCCCTCGGTAACGCCACCGCGGTCGCTGAGTTCCTCGACCGCAAGGCCCCCGAGGCTGAGGAGGCGCCCGACGTTCGACTCCCGCCGATCCCCGCCAACGCGGCCGAGGCCGACGCCGCCGACCCCCTCCAGGACGGCGACGACGATGAGGCGTAACCGGGCAGGGGCAACACCTCCCGCATCTTGTGCTTTCCTTGATCTAGGCGCGGGGCCTGACTGTCCGGGAGGACTCGGCACTATGCGTCGCCCCACGCACCCCCGCCACACCACGACCGCCTGGGCGCACCCGTACAGCGGACTCGCCAGCATGTTCGTGTGCTACGCCGACGGCGGCGACCCGCCGACCCCCGCACCGCAGGCCCCCAAGCCCGCACCCCCGGCCGAGCCGGTACAGGTCACCGTCACCCAGGAAGACCTCGCCAAGCTCGCCGCCAAGGAGAAGGACCAGGGGCGCCGCGCCGGCGCCAAGGCCGCCCTGGAGGACTTCGCCACCGAACACGGCTTCAGCAACGTGGACGACGCCAAGGCGTTCATCGCCGCCGCCCGCCAGGCGCAGGAAGCCGCCCTGTCCGAGCAGGAGAAGCGCGAGAAGGCCCTCGCCGAACGTGAGGCCGCCGCCGAAGCCCGCGAGCAGGCAGCCCTCGCCCGCGAGCGTGTCGCCTCCCGCCGTGCGCTCCTCGCCGGCCTCGGCGCCACCGGCGACGACCTCGACGACGCCACCCAGCTCCTCCGCGCCGACGACGACGCCGACGACGCGGCACTCACCGCCGCAGCCGAAGCCCTCAAGGCCCGCCGGCCCGAGCTGTTCGGCGTCCCCCCGACCTCGCAGGGACTCCCGGCCGCCCCCTCCGGCGGCCCCGCAGGAGGACCCCCCGCACGCCAGACCCCCGTCGGCAAGCCCGGCGACCGCGGACGCGAAATGCTCCGCCGCCGCGGCAAGCTCCCCGCCGCCTAAAGCCGCACCACCGCACAACGGGACCACGCCCCTCTCCTCGTGGACGCGCCACCACCGGTGACGCCGCACCCACAGCACAACCCTTGAGGAGAGGGCCGTGAACGACTTCCAGCCCATGACCGTCCTTCAGGAGGAAGCCACCGCCGACCGGCCGTGGCTCGCCTCCCTCGTCGGCACCAACGACACCAACACCATCGCCCTCGACCTGACGAAGTTCGTTGAGGGCGTCCACTACGAGCGCGGCACCTTCGGGCAGCCCCGTAACGTCCTCAAGTCCGGGCTCCCCCTCGGCAAGGTCACCGCCAGCGGCCTCTACGCCCCCTACGCGGGACCCACCAGCGAAGTCCAGACCGTCACCGTCACCGGCTCCCCGACCGGCGGCACCTACACCCTCACGTTCTCCGGGCAGACCACCGCCGGCATCCCGTACAACGCGACGGCCGCCCAGGTGAAGACGGCCCTGGAAGCCCTGTCCAACATCAACCCCGGCGACGTCGCCGTCACCGGCGGACCGCACCCGGCCACCCCCGTCGTCGTCACGTTCACCGGCCAGTACATGGGCGACGACCAGGCCCAGATGACCGCCTCGGCGACGAACCTGACCGGCGGCACCAGCCCCGCCGTCACCGTCACCACCACCACGGCAGGCGGCGGCGCCGGCGCCAGCGACGGCACTCAGGTCTTCGCCGGGTTCCTCGCCACCGAGTCCCTCTTCGCGCCCGGCTCCACCAAGACCTCCGGAGCGCTCCTGTGGTTCGGCGAGGTCTTCGCCGCCAAGTGCCCCATCCCGCTCGACCCCACCGACATCACCGACACCGCTCCCGGCGTCAACATCCACTTCCGGTAAGGAGCCCACCCAGCCATGAGCACCACTCTCGACAGGCTCCTCCAGAACGTCACGCCGGAGGACATCAACGCCTATATCAACGGTCTGCCCACTCCGAACACGTACGCCCTCACGCAGAGCGTCATCCCGGAGCGGAAGATCTACGGGCCGAAGTTCCGCATCGAGTCGAACAAGCGCCGCGTCAACGCCGCGAAGTTCCGCGCCTTCGACACCCCGCACGCGCTGGCGAGGCGCCAGGCCGAGCGGGTCGTCAACGAGGGCATGCTGCCCCCGGTCGGCCAGACCCTGGAGATGGGGGAGCTGTCCCTGATCCTCCACCACGCCCGCCGCGGCGCCGACGACCAGGAGTTCATCGACGCCCTGTACGACGACCTGGAGCGTCACTTCACCTCCATCAAGACGGCCATGGAGATCGCCGCCGGTGAACTCCTCGCCACCGGCGTCGTCAACCTCCCGGGCGTCGGACTCGACGTCAACTGGAACGTCCCCACGGAGAACAAGCCCGTCGCGGCCACCCCGTGGGACCAGGCCGGCGCCACCCCGCTCACCGACGAGATGGCGTGGATTCGCTACCTCAAGAGCGTCGGCGCGCCGCGTCCCGCCCGGGTCATCACCTCCGAGCGTGCCGCGTCGGTACTGGCGTCGAACCTGGAGTACCGGACGGCGTTCTGGAACTCCTCCAGCCCGGAGACCACCCCCTCCGCGACGCTGTCCCCGCCGGACGTCAACGCCGTTCGTGCCCGCTGGAACCTGCCGCCCATCGAGATCTACGACGAGCAGGTCTGGTCCGACGACCAGTACATCCGCACGACCCCCGAGTCGCTGTGGGCCATGGTCCCGCCGAACCCGGAGCAGTGGGCGCAGACCCAGTACGGCGTCACCGCGGAGCAGGACAACCTGGACTCGACCGGGAACCCCGGCCTGGAGGCGTCCCGCGAGCCGGGCATGTACGTCTCCTACGAGAAGAAGTCCAACCCGGTGCAGTTCTCGACGACGGCGAACGCGGTGGCGATGCCGGTGCTGTACGTGCCGAACTTCCACATCAGCGCCACCGTCCTGTCGGAGGACTGATCCATGCCGAAGCTGATCAGGTCCGTGTTCGTCCGGGACCCAGCCAAGCACCGTGACGTGCTGCTGCGTGCCGGCGAGGAGCCGTCGCCGGAGCTGGCCGCGCTCGTCAAGAACCCCGCCTGCTGGGAGGACGGTGAGGTGCCCACCTCTCCCGAGCCCAGCAAGGCGGAGGAGTCCGTCGCCGATGGCGACTCCAAGCAGGCCACCCGCAAGGTGGCCGCGAAGCCGGCCCGGGGCCGGAAGGCCGCCGACGCTGAGGGAGACGGCGGCCAGTAGGTAGACGTGGTGCGGGCCCTGCATGCCGGTGGGGCGCCGGTGGGGCCCGCATCCGTCCCCCTTCCCCTACTTGCCCGGATCGGAGGGCCCTGTGAATCCCGATGTGACTGCTTGGCTTCTCTCCCAGCTCGGGCCGACGACTGACCTTGCTGACCTTCAGGCCCGCTATGTGCGGTTGGGGTCGGGGCGGGCGGTTGCGGTTGAGGTGCTGCGGGAGCGGCTGGCTGTGCTGCTGGCGTCACCGGGTTCGGTGGCCGTGTCCGGCGTCGTCTCGGTCAGTTTCAGCGAGAACATCAAGGCGTACGAACGGCAGATCGCCTCCCTCGAAGCCGGTGACCCGCCCGCCCCCGACGACCCCGACCCCGGCGTGGACCCGGACTCGTGGTCTGTGGTGCAGCTCGTAGAGCGGCCCCGCCGATGAGCACCCCCGTCCGCCGTGGCCGTGCCCGCAGCCTTCGCGCCCGGCTCCTCGCCCTCATCACGGAGGCGGTCGGTCGTCTGACGGCGGCGTGGCGCATCCTGTCGACCGCCCAGACACGGCTCCTCGACGCGCTGGCCCGCATCCGGCCCGGCGGCCGAGCGAGGTCGGCGACGCAGGAAGCGGTGCGGTTGTTCCAGCGGGCACTGGCCTCCTTCGACCGTGCCGTCGCCGCGTTCGTAGAGCGGTGGGCGAGCACCGATCTGCCGCTCGTGTACCGGGAGGGTGCCCTGTCGATGCTGGACATCGCGGACCGCCCGTATTCGACGTGGTCGTGGACGGCGCGGCATCAGGCGCGGATCACGGGCACGTCAGCGCAGTATTACGCGGACCTGATGGGCCGCCTCCAGGAGGCTCTGCGCCGGGCCCGCGCGTTCCTCCGCGCGGCTCAGGATGAGGCTCGGCGTCCGGATGGTCGTTTCGACCCGCAGGCTCTGCGCCGCGAGCACCCGCTCGACACCGTGGTGTACGCCGACAACGCCCGCCATCCGGTCGAGTCGTGGGCGCGGTCCGCCTTGTCGTGGCAGGCCGTCACGACCGCCAACACGGGGGCGGCGCAGACCGCCTTCGACCAGCTTGGCTGTACCCACGTGCAGGTCCGGGACGGCCGCGACTGCGGCTGGGCGTCACACCGGGACCCGGACCGCGCGCACGGCTCCCTCCGGACTGTGGAAGACGCCCTCGCCCACCCCATCGCCCACCCGAACTGCCAGAGGGAGCTTCGCCCGTACTTCGCTCCCGGCACCCGGCCCCGACTCGCCCCAGGAGGCACCACATGACCCGCGTCTACATCGAAGCGAAGACCTTCACGGACACCGAAGATCCGAGTGGCCCTACGAGGAAGCTGCTCAGCCTCGGCATGGCTTCTGACGACGGCCGCACCCTGTACGCCGTTAACGATGAAGCCGCCATCTGCGCGCTGCTCATCACCGAGGCGAACACGCCCGCCTTCCAAGCGCTACCCCTCAAGCAAGACCCCGTTGCCCTGGACCTCTCCGACCCCGACGTGTTCCCCTTCGAAGAGATCCACGACATGTTCCGGAAGTTCCTCGCGGACACCGAGGACCCCGAGCTGTGGTCCCGGGAAGGGCAGCGAGACCAGCACGTCATCCGGGAGGTGTTCGGCTACTACACCGAGGCCATGTATCCCCCGGGCTTCCCTGCCTGGATCGCCAGCGTCTCTGAACGCTGTGCTCGTCTGAACGCCGCCTCCGCTGAGCGATCGCCCAGGACGCTGGACCAGGCGCTGCCCATCCCGGAACGCCACGGCGCTCGACGCCATCACGCCTTCGTCAACGCGTACGACCTGATGCGGCGTATGCACCGAGCGGATGAGGTGGAGCAGAGCCTTGCCGTTGCCCCCGAGGCGGCGGCATGACCGCCCCCGGCACCCGGCCCCGACTCGCCTAGGAGGCACCACATGAACCTGTTCTACGACCTGGAGTTCCTGGAGAACGGCCGCACCATCGACCTCATCTCCATCGGCATGGTCACCGCCGACGGCCGCGAGTACTACGCGGTCAACTCCGACGCCCCCTGGGACCGCATCAATAATCACCCGTGGCTCATGCGAAACGTGTGGCCGCACTTGCCCCTCCGCGGCCACAAGAGCGGACTCGTCACGGTCGGCGGCACGACCGAAGTCCAGCTCACCACCCCTGGGGTTGTCGATACGAGCGACACCCAGGTGAGGCCGCACTGGGTCATCGCCAATGAGGTGCGCGACTTCATCCAGGCCGCCGGGCCCGACGTCGAGCTGTGGGCGAACTACGGCGCCTACGACCACGTCTGCCTCGCCCAGCTCTGGGGCCGCATGATCGGCCTGCCCGAGGGCGTCCCCATGTTCACCCATGACATTCAGCAGGAGGCCCGGCGCCAAGGGTTGAGGTGGGACGACCTGCCGCAGCAGGAGTCTGGCGAGCACAACGCGCTCGCGGACGCTCGCCACAACCAGAGGCTTCACCGCTGGCTCAAAGAGCGAGACGCATGACCGCCCCCGGCACCCGGCCCCGACTCGCCTCACGAGACTAGGAGAGACCATGAACATGAAGACGGTCCTCGTCCCCACCGATGCAGACCTGGAAGACGCCGCACGCACCTCTTACGAGAGGCGACTCCAGCGGCTCAAGGACCGCGACCAGGCCGCCGACTGGCCCACCTGGGACAACCTCGACCAGACGCACCGCGACGACGAGATCGCCAAGATGCGAGCCGCACACATCGCGGGCCCCCACATCGCCGAACGGCTCGGGCTCCGCTCCTACTCTGCGATGATCACCGTGCCCGAGATCGGTCAGACCGTCATCTACGAGGGATGGCCTGCGGTCGTCACCATGACCCGCGACTCGGCCATGTACGCGGCGGAACCGCTGGCGGCACGCACGGCGCTACCGGAACTGCGGACGGACCTGCATGTTCACCTGCACGTCCTGTCTGCGCTGGGCCCGCGCCCCGCCTACGCCGTGGACCACGGCGCCGACGGATGGCTGTGGCCGTACGAGGCAGCCACCGAGCGGGAGCGCTTCAACCCAAAGGGCACCCGTTCTGGTGCGGCAGCATGACCGCCTCCGGCATGAGCGAGCCGCTCCGTGAGGTCAGCATCACCACCGACGGCATCACCGCCAACCTCACCCTCAACGGCACCAACATCACCCCCATGGTGCAGGGCTACACCATCGAGCACCGCGGCGGACAAGCCCCCATCGTCGCCCTCCACGCCACACCCCACCGCGAAGGCGTCGCCTTCGAAGGGCTCGCCCGCGTCGTCCTCGCCGACCACGACCAAGACCCCGCCGACACCATCGCCGCCTACCTCGGCAGCATCGACCCCGCCGCCCTCCAACGCGCCGCCCTCGACCGCGACGACCTCGGCGACGGCAAAACCGACACCACCCGCGCGATTCTCCGCCAGCTCATCGACTGGGCACAGGGGAGCACCTGATGGCCGGACTCGACCAAGCCCTCGCCGGAGTCGTCACCTGGATCGGCACCAACCTGCTGATCGACACCGTCGGCGTCACCGTGCCCGCCAGCGGACCGCCCGTCCTCGACCCGGCCACCGGCCACCTCATCTACCCCGACAACCTCGTCGTCTACGAGGGGCCCGGCGCGGTCATCCCCGCCGGTGCGGCCGTCGACCGGTCGATGGTGCCCGACACGACCCTGCCGTGGGCAGCGCAGACCAAGTCCGCGTACATGCTGCTGACGCCGCTCACCGGGCCCGTCCCGCCGGAGGGTGCCGTCGTCACCGTCACCGCCGTTCACGACCCGGCCCGCACCGCGCTCCTCGGCCGATCCTGGACGTGCGCAGACCCCAGCCAAGCCTCCACCGTCGAAGTCGTCCGCCGCACACCGCTGGACCAGAACCGGATACCGGAGGCAGCGTGACCCCCGACCAGCTCGCCGACCGCCTCGAAGCCGCCGCCGCCCGCGTCGGCCCCGCCGTCGAGCGGCACGTGGAGCACGCGGCGACGCTCGGCGCTGCCCGCATCCGCGCCAACGCCTCCGGCCGGCCGGGACCCAACGTCATCACCGGGGCGTACAGGGCGTCGTGGCGAACGACGAGCCGCAGCATCCCGCACGGTGCGACCTGCACCATCGGCACACACGCCCCGCAGGGCAGGCGCCTGGAGTTCGGCTTCTACGGGCCGGACAGCCTCGGCCGCGTCTACGCCCAGCCTCCCTTTGCCCACGTCGGCCCGGCCATTCCCGCGATCGAGGCGGCTCTCCACGCAGGCATGGGTGACGCTGTCCGGGAGGTGTTGTCGTGATCGCCCGACTGCCCGTCACCATGGCCATGTCTGCGCTTCTCACCTCCGCCAGCGGCCTCCCCGTAGGACGCGGCCAGCAGCCCGGCAAGCCCCCGCCGTACTACCTGCTGTACAGCCTCGACACCCAGCTCGGCGGGCCCCCGTTTGCCGACATGAACGACGACGTGACGTTCGTTTACCAGGTGACATGCGTGTCCGGCCCCGACCCGGCCCGGCCCAACTCCGCAGGGTCCGCCGACCAGGGCGAGTGGATGGCCGACAAAGCCCGCGAAGCGATCCTCGGCCGCGACCCCGCGACCGGCCTGTGGCTGCACCCGATCACCGTGCCCGGCGCCAAAGTCACCGCCCGCCGCCTCGACGTCGAAGCAGGGGCAACAAGTGATCCAGGAGATGCCATCATGAGCTATGTGCTGAGGACCGCGATCTCGCTGACCTCCACCTGACCCCCCCCACGGGGGCTTGCACGAGCCGTACCGCGACGGACCCACGCGGACGCCACCCCTTGGTGGCCGCCACCAAAATGCCATCGCATTCAGGGGTCCCCGCCATGCCGCGCTTTTCCCGCAAGGGCATCACGAAGATCTTCTTCGCTGAGACCATCGCCGCCACCTCGTACATCCCCACCCGTACCGAGCTGACCGACGCCACCAACATCACCAAGCAGATCTCCGCCGTCGAAGGCTTCGCCCTGGAAAACCAGGAGATCGAGACGCCCGACATGGAGTCGACGTTCGACTCCAAGATCCCCGGCTCCGACACTGCTGCCGACTCCTCCATCACGTTCTACGAGGACGACACGAACAGCGAGCTGGAGGAGACCCTCGCCAAGGGCACCAACGGCTTCATCGTGATCCTCCGCAAGGGCGACGTGCCCGCCTCCAACTCGATGGACGTGTACCCGGTCCGGGTCGCCTCCCAGTCCGCTGCGATCACCGTGGACAACGAGGCCGCCAAGTGGACCGTGCGGTTCTCCATCACCGACACGCCGGCGCTCAACGCGCCCGTGCCCGCGACCACGCCCTGACCCGAGCCCTCTCAGCTCCCGGCCGGGCCCGCACCGCGTGTTCGGGAAGGGGCGCCCGTGCGGCGCCCGGCCGGGTCCCCTTCCCCTGACGGAGGACCACCCGCATGACCACCACACCACCCGCCACCGCAGTCGACGCCGACGCGCACTGGGCCGCCACCCGCGCACGCCTCGCCAACCGAAGCCGGCCCACCGCCACCCTCACCATCTGCGACAACCCCACCCTCAAGCAGAACCTCGCCGACGCCGAGTACCACGCCAAGCGCACCGCCGCCGAAGCCGCCGAACAAGCCGACGACAAGGTCGCCAAGGCCCGCGCCGCCGCAGCCAAGCGCGACCTGACCAAGGCCCAGCAGGCGTTCGAGGACGCCGCGATCCGCCTCCGCTTCCAGGCGCTACCCCGGCCCGACTTCGAAGCCCTCAAGAAGGCACACCCGCCGACCGAGGAGCAGGCCGAAGACGGCGCCGCCTTCGACAGTGAAACGCTCGCGCCCGTCCTCATCGCCGCCTCCAGCCTCGACGGCATGACCGAAGACGACGCCCGCGAATACCTCGCCACCTGGGGCGAAGGCGAAGCCATCGCACTGTGGGCCACCGCCTGGAACATCCAGTCCCACACCCGCCTGGACACCGAACTGGGAAAAGGCTGATCACCGATGAGCGGCTACGGACCGAGCTGGAACTGTGCGACCGGTGGGGCATCCCCCACTCCCAGTTCCTCGGCGCCGCCGGCAAGTGGACGCCACGCGACCGGCAGAAAGCCCTCGCCTACCAGGCGTACGCGCGGTCGGTCTGCTCCCAGTGCGGCACACGGCACGACGACTGGGACCACGGCGGCCCCGACGAAGAAGACGCATATGTGGCGGTCGGGCAGCGGTGCGTCGGCTGCCAGGTCATCGCCGACAAGCAAGCCGACCTCGCCAAGAACCTCAGCGAGGACGAGATGCGCGGCATGAAAGTCGCCCTCATCCCCGTCGCCGTCCAGGCCGCCGCCGAAGCCGCCCGGGAAGCCACCCGCAGCCGCACCACCCGAGACTGAGAGGAGACGGGCATGGCCCAGTGGAACCTGTCCGTGGACCTCCGCGGCCAAGGCACCAGCTTGGCGCGGAGCCTCCAGCAGTCCGCCCGCCACGCCCGCACCCTCGCCACCGCCGTCCGCGCCGCAGACCAGCAGACCGCCGCCCTCGGCCGCACCAGTCGTACCACCGCCACCAGCGTCGGACGCCTCGGCCGGCAAGCCTCCAGCGCCGCCCGTGACCTACGACAGATCGCCCGAGCCGCCCGTGACGCCGACCGGGCGCTCTCCCGCATCCAGCGGGATATACGGGTCCGCGTCCGCCTCGACGACGACATCACCGGCGCCAGCACGTCCGCGGCAGCGGCCCTCCGCACAGTGCAGGCCGCCTCCGGAGACACCTCCCGCGCCCTTACGCTTCTCCAGCGGCGGGCGGAGCGTACCGCTGACGCTCTTGACGATGTGGCCTCCTCGGCGCTCGGTGCTGCTACGACACTCAGCGCCCTGAACGCCGTCGCGGACGGGTCAACGAGCCGTTTGGACGGGCTGTCTGCCCGGGCCCGCACCCTCCGCAGCGAGATGGGCGACCTCGACGCGACGATCGGCCGCGTCCACACCCGGCTCGGGAGCCTCGGCGGGCAGCTTCGTACCGCTGGCGACGGGGCGAGCGACGCCAGCGGTAACACCAGCAACCTCATCCAGGCCGTCATCGCGCTGGGTACCGCGCTTGTTCCGGTGGCTGCGTCACTGGCTCCGATCGCTGCTGGTCTGGGCGCGGCGGGCGCGGCCGCGGCGGCGTACGGGCTGGCGATCGGCGGCCAGATCGTGCAGATGTCGGAGGCGTCGGAGGCGCAGCAGAAGTATGACGACGCCGTCTCGCAGCACGGGAAGCACTCGGAGGAGGCGGCGAAGGCTGAGGGGGAGTGGCTGCGGCAGGTGAAGGCTATGCCGCCGGCGACTCGGCAGGCGGCGGCCGCGCTGTCCGTGCTCAAGGATGAGTACGGCGACTGGTCGGACATGCTCGCGGCGGACACGATGCCGTCGGTCACCAAGGGCCTCCAGCTCGCGACGATGGCTCTGCCGAAGTTCACGCCGATGGTGCGGGGCGCCTCTCGGGAGCTGGACCGATTCCTCAACGTCGCCGCCGGCGGTATGGCGACGCCGGGCTTCGACCGGTTCATGACCCGGTTCGCCGAGTTCTCCACCGCCACCCTGGCGCGCGCGACGAGCGGTCTGGTACGGCTCACGCAGGCGATGGACACCGGGAACATGGGCTCGGGCCTCAAGGAGTTCATGGACTGGGCACGGTCGGTGGGGCCGCTCGTCGCGGAGACGTTCAGCAACTTGACCGAGGCCCTCTTCAACCTGCTGCAGGCCGCGTCGGACATGGGTGTCGGTGTCCTCACCGCCGTCAACGCCCTCGCCCAGCTCGTCAACGCCGTCCCGCCCGAAGCCCTCTCCGTTTTCATCCAGCTCTACGCCGCGTTCAAGCTCGTCGCCGTCGGCATTGCCGCAGTCGGCGCGGTCGCGGGCGGTAGCGCTGCCGCCGGGCTGGCCGCGTTCATCCGCTCCGCGCGCTTCGGCGGGCTCGGTGCGGCGATCGGCGGCGTCACGCAGCGCATGAGCGCCATGTCGAAGGTGGCGGGCAGCCTCGGTGCGCTCGGTGCGGTCGCAGTCGGTATCAGCATGCTCGCTGAGCACGCGCGTGGTGCACCGCCCGACGTGGACCGGCTCACGTCCAGCCTGAAGGAATTGGCGGCCACAGGCGGTACGAAGTTCTCAGGCGAGCTAGCGAAGACTTTCGGCAGCATGGACGAGCTGGTTGCCAAGGCGTCCAGCATCGACAGAGACATGGGGCAGCTCGACTTCGCCAAGAGTCTGACGTTCGGTCTCGTTGGGAACGGCGGTCCGATCGATTCGGCAGTCCGTGCGCTTGATGATCTGGTCCGTCAGGGCGACAGCTTGAATGCATTGGAGGAGGACTTCAAGGGCCTCGATGAGGCGTTCGCGCAGATGGCGACCAGCGGTTACGCGGATCAGGCTGCGAACAGCTTCGAGAAGTTCGAGCACGCGCTGCGGGAGTCCGGGAAGTCGTCGGCGGACATCGCAAAGATGTTCCCCGAGTACAAGGCTGCTGTTAAGGGTCTGGAGGCGGAGCAGCAGCTGGCCGCGCAGGGCATGGGGCTGTTTGGGCAGGCGTCGCAGGCGGTGCAGGCGAAGCTCGACGCGCAGAAGGCGTCGGCGGACGGGCTGCGGCAGTCCATCGTCGCCCTCAACGACGTGAACAGGGCGGGCCTCGGCGGGATGAACGCCTTCGAAGCGGCGATCGATGCGACGGCGAAGGCTGCGAGGGACAACAAGAACGCCCTCCGAATGGTGAACGGCGAACTCGACCTGAACAGCGAGGCAGCCCGGAACGCCGACACGGCGCTGCGTGACCTTGCCGCCAAGACCGACGAGGCCGCGACGGCCGCTCGCCAAGCGGAGAAGCCGTGGGAGTACGTCAACGGCATCTACGAGCGCGGCCGCGCGTCCCTCGTTCGGTACGGGAAGCAAATGGGCCTCAGCGGGGCCGAGGCGAGTCTGCTTGCCAACCGAATCCTCCAGATCCCGGAGCAGAAGGTCTCCACGATCGAGATGCGGCGTGAGGACGCCATCGCCGGACTCGACCAGGTCATCAAGAAGATGCAGGCGACGCCCGGGTCGAAGAGCATCAAGGTCAACGCGCTGACCGCCGACGCGCGAGCCATGCTCGAATCCCTCGGCTACCGCGTCAAGACGCTGCCCGACGGCCGAGTGCAGGTCACCGCGCTCACCGGCTCCGCTCTCGGCGGGCTCCGCGCCGTCAAGGCCGCCCGTGACTCCCTGTCCGACAAGACCATCACCATCACCACCAACTACCGGGTCATCGGCCAGCAGGCACGCCGGTCCGGGTCGCACGGCACACAGCTCGGCTACGCGGACGGTGGTGTCGTCGACTACTACGCGGACGGTGGGCTGCGTGGCCCGAGCAGGCAGCGCGGCGGCCTCCGGCACTTCGCGAGCGGCTCTGAGAACCACGTCGCGCAGATCGCCCCGGCCGGGTCGTGGCGGGTGTGGGGCGAGCCCGAGACCGGCGGCGAGGGCTACGTGCCGTTCGCTCCGTCGAAGCGCCCCCGCTCCCGTGCGATCACGGAGGAGATCGTGCGGCGCCTCGGCGGTGACCCGCGCGCCATCCAGTGGAACGCGAACGGGTCGGTGACCGACTGGACGTACGACCCGAAGTCCGGGTCGCTGTACTCGGCGTCCGACGCCGGACGCGCCGGACACAAGACCAGGAAGGTCAAGGGCAAGAACGGCAAGGTCACCATCAAGGAGATCGAATACTTCGACCTCGGCGCCGTCGAGAAGAAGCTCAAGTCCTCCGCGAAGGCCGCGACCGCATTCAACAAGAACCTCGGCATCATCACCGACCGCGCAGGCGCCGACGTGGCCGCCGCCCTGTCCTCCATGGGCGAGGATGGCGTGAAGCTCGCCGCGAAGATGGCCAAGGGCAGCAAGAAGTACGTCGACCAGATGTCCAAGGCACTCCTGGACCTCCAGAAGACCGCCAAGGCCAGCCTCACCGACTACACCCGCGCCCTCAACGCCGACACCAAGCTCGACGCCACGTTCGCCAAGAACCTGGCGATCCTCGCCGGCCGCGGCCACGGCGACCTCGCCGCGCAGCTCGCCTCGCAGAACGACACCGCCGCCCAGCAGCTCGCCGCCGCCGCGGTCAAGGACAACAAGAAGGCCAGCAGCGCGAACGACGCCGCGAAGAAAGCCAACGCTGCGCTCACGTCCGAGCAGGTCGAGCAACTCGTCGCCATCATCGCCGCCATCAAAACCAGCAAAACCGGCATCCACGACGTTGCCGACGCCACCGGCCTCGGCGAGGACGTCATCATCGACATCGGCTCCAAGGCCAAGACGCAGATCGTCGCCGCCCTCGGCTCCCGGTCGTCGCGCTTCACCACCGACCTCGCCAAGGCTGTCGCCGGCAAGGCGTACGCGAACGGCGGCATCCGCGAAGGCATCTACTCCACCGCCGGCGGCGCCGTCACGTTCGCGGAGCCCTCGACCGGCGGGGAGGCGTTCATCCCGCTCGGCGCGAACAAGCGCGACAAGGCCCTCCCCGTCCTCGCCGACGTCATGTCCCGCTTCGGCGTCGGCCGCACCGCCGCGCAGGACGCCCGCGTCGTCATCATCCGCGAGCAGGGCCCCCTCGTCGGCTCCCAGACATGGCAGATCACCGGCGGCGGCAACCCCGAGGACACCGCCCGGCAGATCGCAGCCCGCCACGCGTTCCAACTGCGCCGCCTGGCGCGAGGAGGGGCGGCAGCCCGATGACCACACCCACCCCGCTCACCGTCGGCCAGCACCAGCTCGGCTCCGTCCTCATCGGCCGCGGCACCCCCGTCGTCATCGCCGACATCGGGGGGCTCGGCCGTCCCGAGTCCCGCACCTACGACGTGGAGCCGCCGGGGGAGGACGGGGTGTGGCTTGGCCCCGACCTGTACGGCGGGCGCCTCATCACCCTCGACGCCGCCATCAAGACCCCAGGCGACCGCGAAACCGCCCTTGACGTGCTGGCCGAGCTTCAGGCTGAGGCGGACACGCGGGCGGTCCGCGGGCAGGCCGGCACGACGATGACGCTGCGTCTCGCGTTCGACGGCCGGCCCGTGCGTGTGGCCCGCGGGCGGGTGCGGCGCCTGGACGCGGACCTGTCGCAGGCCATCCACGGATGGATTCCGCTGGAGGTCGAGTTCCAGGCCGAGGATCACCTCTGGTACGCGGACGAGCCCGACACGACCGGTATGCCGCTCGGCTCGATCACCGCCGGCGGGATGACGTTCCCGCTCGTGTTCCCCTTCGTCATCGCCGGCGATCCCGCCGCGGTTGGCCGCCCTGGCTACATCCAGGTGGCGGGGACGGCGGAGACGTGGCCGGTGATTCGGGTGATGGGCCCGTGTGCGAACCCGACGATCCGTCACGTCACCACCGGGCGTGCTCTCACGGTGCAGGCGACGATTCCCGCAGGCGACTGGGTGGAGATCGACACCCGGCCCGGCTGGCGGACCGTCCTGCGCTCCAACGGCGGCTCCGCCCCACTCAGCCCCGCATCCCGCATCGACCAGTTCGTTCTCACCCCGGGGTTGAACGAGATCCGCTGGTCAGCGACCGACAACACCCTCACGTCCAGCCTGGCCGTCACGTGGTGGCCCGCATGGAAGGCACTCTGATGGCTCTGCATCCCACTCCGATCGCGACGACCGGCGCGACGCACACCGCGCAGCAGTTCCGCATGATGATCAAGGATTTGGCGCGCGGCAACCAGGGCGTCACCACGGGCCTCGACCTCAAGGTGTCCGCTCTTGCGACGCCCGGCGCTGGTGTCCAGATCGGCAACGGCTCGGCGACCATCGCGGGCATGGTCTCTCCGGTGCAGGGCCACTACAACGCGTACAACATCGGCGTCGACAGCGTTGAGATCTCAGCGACGGGCGGCACGGCCCGATCCGACATGGTCATCCTCCGCGTTGAGGACCCCGAGTACGAGGGCACCCACGCCCCGGACACCGAACCGACCGTGTTCTGGCAGGTCATTCCCAACGTCAGCAGCAGCGCAACGACCGTCCCCGCTGGATACTCGGCCATCCCCCTGGCCCGCATCGACATCCCCGCCTCCACCGCCACCATCACCAACGCGATGATCACCGACCTGCGGAAAGTCACCAACCCGCGGCGTGAACGCATCCTCTACCCGTACTACTTTCCCGGGCCCCTCGTGGAGATCTCGGGCACCAGCGAAACGTGGAAGACCTTCCCCACCCCCGTCATGGCGACCATCCCCATACCCGCATGGGCCGCCAGCGTAAAGATCGCCTACACCGTGTGCGGCATCCGTCTCGCCGACGGCAACATCTGGGGCAACTTCCGCTACATGCTGGGGTCCGTCGAGGCGTACCAGTACGTCGGAATCGACGACAACCAAGGCAACGCCGCCCGACGCCAAACCGTGCAAATGATCGACACGATCGATCTACGCACCACCGCTGGTGCCGCGATGCGAGGCACCAACCAGCCGTTCTACTCACGGATGCGCACCCGCTCCTCCAATGGCGGGAAGATCGGCGCAGACGGCACTACTACCTTCAACATCGATGTCGAGTTCACCGAGGGCCCTCTGTGACCGCCCGCAGCAGGTGGCGGTACTTCACCCGGAACGCCCTCACCGGTGCGGTCCTCCACCCTGCGCTGCCCCTTGCCGAGGTCGAGTTCGGCGCCGAACTCAACGGGCCCGGGTCCCTGTCCGGGACGTTGTCGCCGCGCTGGGTCAAGGCCAACACCAGCGCCCTCGAACCCGGCCTCGCTGAGATCTACGCCGAGGCTGACGGCATGCTCCGCTGGGGCGGCCTCATCTGGACCGTCGACCCGCAGGACCAGGAATACCGCATCGAGGCGGCGTCTTGGTCGTCGTACCTCAACCGCCGGCACGACCACCACGGCAACCTCGACGGCCGCGCCCCCTACGTGTATCAGGACCCGTGCCGCATCATCCGGGACATCTGGGCGTACGCGCAGGGCCAGCCCGACGGCAACCTCGGCGTCGTCGTCGACGCCACCACCAGCAACGCCAAGGCCGGCACGCCCGCCGAGCCCTGGCGGTCGTACTGGTACGAGACGCCTGTCCTCGGCGACCTCATGGACAACTTGGTGGACGAGGACGCCGCCCCCCAATACACGAACCTGTGCAACTACCAGACGAACGGCACCATCCGGAAACGCCTCGCGCTCGGCTACCCGCGCCTCGGCGCCCGCCGCACCGACATCAGCTTCCGCAGCGGCGTCAACATCGTCTCCGCGCCCGAGGTCACCTACTCGGCCGACGAGTACGCCAACGTCATCATCGCCACCGGCAGCGGTGAAGGCTCCTCCACCCGCTTCGCTGTCGACCCTGTCCGCGACGGCAGGCTCCGCCTGGAGCACATCCTCGCGCTGCCAACCGTCAACGGTGTCGACGTCCTCGGCCGCCGCGCCGCCGCCGAACGGAAACGCCGGCAGGTCATGGGCGAGGTCACCGAGATCACCGTCCGGGACCATCCCCACGCGCCGCTCGGATCGTGGCAGATCGGCGACGACGTGCAGGTCAGCGTCCACAACGCGTGGACAAGCTGGTCGGGCTGGTGCCGGGTCATCGCCGACGCCTACCGGCCCAGCACCCACCCCGACCAGGCGACGCTCACCCTGCGCCGCGCCGACGCCTACTCGTACGGAGCCGCATCATGACCAGCGTCGACCGTCTCGCCCTGGAGGTGGCCAGGCTCCGCCGCGAGGTCGCCGAGATGCGCAAGGGACAGCGCGTCGCGCACGGCGCCACCGTCGAGGACGCCGCCATCGAGGTCCGCGATGATGCGGGCAGCCTGCGGGCCATCGTTGGGCAGCAGGGCGACGGCACCACCGGCATCCAGGTCGTCAACGGCCCGCCGCCGCCGGAGCCCACGCCGCCGATCCTGACGAGCGTCCTAGGCGGTGTCGCCGCGTCCTGGGACGGCCTGTTCGCGAACGGGGCGGTCATTCCGCTGGACTGGGCGCGCATCGAGGTCCACGCCGCCGCCGACGACGCGTTCGAACCCGGCCCGGCGACGCTCGTCACGACGATCGAGACGGCGCAGGGCGCCACCGTGATCGTGCCGACCGAGACGCCGGTGTACGTGCGGCTGCTGGCCCGCTCCACATCCGGCACCCCGTCGATACCGTCCGCGACGGCAGGCCCGGAGGGGCCGGCGCCGGTCGTGTCGACGGAGCTGCTCGACGGCATCGTCACCGAAACCAAGCTCGCCGCGGAGGCTGTGACCGCAGCGAAGATCAAGCTGGGTGCAGTCGGCGCCGACCAGCTCGCCCTCGGCGTCGGCAACCTCGCCCCCGACCCGTCGTTCGAAGGCCCTCGTACCGTGGCGCTCATCGACGGCCTGCCGGACTGGACACTCGTCACCCCCGGCAGTGACAGCCCGACCGCCCTACACGTCGACTGCACCGCGCCCGCCACGGCGTGGAAGAACCTGGAGTTGGCGCGACTGCCTGTCCTGCCGGGGGAGCGGCACTACCTGGCGCTGGACTACCGGGTGTCCGCCGACTTCGACGGTGCTGGCGCGAAGGTGTTCTTCCGCTACGAGGACGCGACCGGCACGGTCACCGGCTGGGGCGTCGCCGACGAGCCGCCTGTTCTGGGCGGGCCGTGGACACGGGTGACGGCTCAGGTGATGGCGCCGCCGGAAACGGTCGTCGCGGTGCTCGTGGTGGAAGCGTCTGAGGTGACGGTGGGGGAGGCGTGGTTCGACAACGTTGAGGTGCGCACCCTGATCGCGGGTGGCATGGTCGCGGCGGGCACGATCACGGCTGCTGAGATCGCCGCACTGTCGGTGGAGACCGGGCATCTGGTCGCTGAGGCGGTGTCGGCGGAGAAGATCGCCGCTGAGGCGGTCACCGCGGAGAAGATCGCTGCTCTGGCGGTGACGACGGACAAGCTCGACGCCAACTCGATCACGGTGGGGAAGCTCGCAGCCGGGTCTGTGGACGCGACCGCGCTGGCGGCCGACGCGATCACCGGCAAGGTCATCACGGGTGGCGAGGTCAACGGCGCCACGGTGACGGGTGGGCAGCTTCGCACCGCAGCGTCGGGGCAGCGCATCACCCTCAACGAGGCCAACCAGAACAAGGTCATCATCTACAACGCTGCTGGCACCCCCATCGCCGAGTTCTCCTACCGGGGTCTCGCCATCCAAGGAACCTCCGGCGCGCAGGTGTGGCTCGACCCGGAGAACACGTATCCGAACCTGCGCCTCACCAACGCCTCCCGCTTGAACTCGGCGGTCATCAACGTCGTCGAAAACACTCCGAACAGCGCCAACCTCGGACTCAACAGCGGCACGTTCACGGGCAGCGGCTACACCAACATGAAGTGGCGCACCTTCATGGGAGAAGACTTCTGGGCTTCTGAGCGCATCCGCGACAACCAGCAGGCCATCATCATCGGCGGGCGCCAGTACCTCGACGCTACGTCAGCCAGCTTCGGCTACGTCGACACCACCGGCGCCACCACGGAAGCCTTCATCCGCTGCACTCCCGGCGTGATCATGCCTCGCGCCCGGGTCAACATCCAGCCCATCACCGGCGACTCCAACAGCAGCCTCTTCGCGCAGTCCGGGCCGGGACAGACCGGGAACCTCCTCAGCCTCTACAACAGCACAGCAGGCGCCTACCGCATGCAGGTCGACCTCGCTGGCAACACCAACATCGCGGGCACTCTCAGCGCGGGGAACATCGCCACCGGCACGGTCACGATCACCCCGTCGGCCGCCCACACCCCCACCAGCGCCAGCGTCAACTTCAACGTCACCGGCTCAACCGTCCGCGCCTACGCCACAGCCCAAACCACCGTGCCCGGCGTCCGAACCCCCGCCGGGGCGTCCGGCGTCACCGGCGTCGGCGTCTCCTCCATCACGAACAACTCGATGCTCGTGTGGGTCAACCGTGAGAACACAGTCGCAACGAACATTCACTGGATGGTGATCGGATCATGACCAGCCCCCTGAACCCCGACAAGCAGCCTGCACTCGACACCCCGGACGGTGACGAGCTGCCGTGGACGCCACCGGACCCCGGCCCCGTCACCGACCCTGACCCGGAGCCCACTCCCGACCCGACACCCGACCCGTCCGAGGTCCCCGACCCCGACACCATCGCGTGGGAGCCGCAGACCTGGTACTCGGCGACCGTCGTCTGTCGGACCAGCGGCTGCCCCAACGAGAACCGCGTCGTCGACGTCCCCCTCGTGTACAGCAACAACGGTGTCGCCTCCTACGTCCAGGTCGTCGACGGCACCTGCGGCAAGCGCTCCCAGTTCCTCACCGCCACCAAGCTCGACCCCCAGCCGGAAGAAGAGTGACCCCGAACAGGGGCAACACATCCCGGTCTAGGCCATAGCCTGAACCCAGGGCGACCCTCCGCCCCCTGTGCACCATCTCCCGAGGGACGACCACCACCGTGGTCCGCCGACCACCAGCTCATGGGCGCGGGGAGATCCAGGAGCACGGGCGAGTGCCCGACACCACCATCCGGCAATACGAAGTAGCAGGCCACCTCGGCCGGCACCAGGTCTTGGACCCGCGCAGCCTCGCCTACCGGCGGCGCTACGACGGGCAGCCGCTCCGCGCCACAGCGTGGGAGCCACGCGTCCCGGTCCTCGACCAGCGGAACCTGCACGCCCAGGGGGTCCGCACCAGCGTGCACGGTCACGCCGAGGACGTGGACGCGCTCGCCTCCTGCACGGGTAACGCGGCTGTCGCTGCCCTGTCCGTGCTCCTCACCCCCGAGCGCGCCACGCAGGCCGGACTCGACACCCGCGGCCCCGCCGCCTGCCAGAACTATGCGATCGGCCTGTACTCGCAGGCCACCCACCTCGACCAGTGGCACGACTACGCGTGGCCGTCGCAGGACACCGGCTCATCCGGGCTCGGCGTCGCCAAGGCCATGCGTGCGCGTGGGCTGATCGACCAGTACGGGCACGCCACCACCGCCGAAGAGCTGTGTGTGCTGCTCCAGACCGGGCCGGTGCTCCTCGGCATGCCTTGGCATGCGGCGATGTCCGAGCCCGACCCGGACGGGTTTATCGACTCCGACCCTGCTTGGCAGGACAGCCCGGTGGAGGGCGGCCACGAGGTGTGTGTGACCGCCCTGGAGGCCGTCGCGACGGACGGCGACCAGCTCATGCCCGAGCACACGATCCTCCGCATCCGCAACTCGTGGGGCAGCAGTTGGGGCGACCACGGTGATGGCCGTCTCCGCCTCACCACCTACCTCAAGCTCCGCCCCGAGATCGACCTCATCCAGCCCCGCCTCGACACAAGGACCCGCCCATGACCACCTGGCACGTCGCCGTCGACCACGTCGAAGACGACCACATCACCACCACCTACTTCGGCACCTGCGACCAGGCCCACATCGACGAGGTGCGCGCCATCGCAGACCTCGACGAGTCCGGCCGCCTCGTCCGCGAGCACCCCCGCACCGAGGGCGCGTTCTGTGTCCTGCGTGAGGACGGCGACCTCGACGTGTACGTCCCCGACGGCGTCACCGAAGACCGCGTATACGCCCCGGACCCCGACCCCAAGGGCGAGAAGATCGGCTCGGCCGAGTGGAGCTGCCACGAAGACGGCTGCTCGTGGACGTACAGCGCCCCCATCGTCGACAACGCGGTCCGCGCCGAGGGCTACAACGAGGCGCACCAGGCGCACCAGAAGGAAGCCCACGGCAAGCAGGTCGACACCGGCGGGGTCCTCGAAGCAGGAAGCACGTCCGTCTTGGGGGAGGACGGGCCCGAGGAGTACGTACCCCTACCCCGCGGCGCGTCCGGCCCCGCCTACGTCGCCGGAGTCACCCGCTTCGGCGGACAGGCCATCGGCGGCGCCATGGACACCCCCGGCAACCCGCCCCGCGTCGTCTGGCACACCACCGAGTCGCCCGCCGGCGGCTCCTACTTCACGTCGATCGCCGCCTACCTGATCCGGGTCGGCGCCGAACCGCAGGTCATCTACGACCCGGTCACCGACAAGCTCGGCCAGTTCGGGCCCCTCAACCGGTCCGGCCGCGCCCTCCGCAACGACGGCAGCCGCCGCACGAACCGTGAGGGCAAGGTGTGCATCCAGGTCGAGGTACTCGGCCGCGCCGCGTTCCCGTGGACGAAGGGCTTCGACCCGGCGGAGAAGCCGAACTTCCGGAAGCTCCTCGCGGCGATGCGGGCACACGGTGTGCCCGACACGTGGCCGGCGGGGAAGCCCCCGGCGACGGCCGCGGCCGCGACGAAGCGGGTCCGGTCGACGTGGCAGTCGAAGGGCGGCCACTTCGGGCACTCCCAGGTACCCGGTAACGATCACTGGGACCCGGGCGGCATCGACACCAGCATCGTGCCGGGCAAGGCCGGCGGATCGAGCGGCGGCGACACCAAACCGCCGACGACCAGCGGCACGTACACGGTGAAGAAGGGCGACACCCTGTCCGCCATCGCTGCGGCGCACGGCACCACGGTGAAGGCCATGGCCGACCTGAACGGCCTGAAGGACCCGAACAAGCTGTCCGTCGGGCAGAAGCTGAAGGTCCCCGGCAAGGCGTCCACCCCGGCGAAGCCGCAGTACGAGCCGTTCCCCGGCGCCGCGTTCTTCCACACCGGCCGGAAGAGTCCCATCGTCACCGCGATGGGCCGGCGCCTCGTCGCCGAAGGGGTCGCCAAGTACAAGCAGGGCCCCGGCCCGAACTGGACCAACGTCGACAAGGCGTCCTACGCCGCCTGGCAGCGGAAGCTCGGCTACTCCGGCGCCGACGCCGACGGCATCCCCGGCAAGACCTCGTGGGACAAGCTCCGCGTCCCCAAGCAGCTCTGACCACCCCCATCCACACCCCAGGAGTCCACCATGCTGACCTTCAAGCGGGAACCCGCTCTCTTCCTGACCCTCATCGCCGTCGCGCTCAAGACCGGCGCCGCGTTTGGCCTCAACGTCAGCGGCGAGCAGCAGGCCGTCATCAACGCGGTCGCCGCCGCCGGCGTCGGCCTCCTCGTCGCCGTCCTCGCCTCCGATGGCATAGGCGCCGCAGTCCTCGGCTTCGTCCAGGCCGTCATCGCCCTCGCCGTCGGATTCGGCGCCGACTGGTCCGCAGAGCAGCAGGCGATCGTGCTGTCCCTCGTCGCCGCGGTGGTCGGCATGTTCGACCGCACCCAGGTCACCGCTCCAGTGCCCGCCACGGCGAAGCCGACCGCCGTCACCCCCTCTTCCTGACCTGAGACCTCACGGGAGTAACAGTCATGGCTGGTGAGCCGTCTCTGGGTGAGCTGGGGCGGCTCATCCAGGCACTCCGCGAAGAACAGCGCGAGAACAACATGCAGGTCAACGCCCGCCTCGACAAGCTCGTGTCCGCCGAGGTGTACGCCGTCGAACGCGCCGTCATGCAGAAGGACATCACCGACCTGGAGAAGGCCGTGGAGAGTATCCAGACGCAGCGACGCCAAGACGTCGACAGCATGCAGGCGCAGCGGCAGCAGGACGCTCTGCGCGTGACGAACACCAGGCGGTGGGTGGTGGCGTCGGTGCTGATGCCCGTCCTCGGCCTGGTCTTGCCGATCCTGCTGTTCCTGGCGGGGGGTAAGTGATGGGTACGCCGACGCGGCTGGAGGCGCTGAAGGAGCGGCGTCGGGGGAATGTGGCGGCGGGGCTGGTCGCACTGTTCGGTGCGGCTGTCCTCGCCCTCACCCTGACCGCGTTCATGGTCTTGTACCGGGATTTGGAGCGCGCGAACGAGGCTCGGGATCAGCTCGCTACGCAGGTGGAGGAGTTGGGCGCGACGCCGGTTGCGGGCCCGCCGGGGTCACGGGGTGAGCCCGGCCCTGCTGTCACGGGCCCGCCAGGCGCTGACGGCCGTGACGGTTTGGACGGTGCCGACGGGCAGCCTGGTGAATCGGGACCGACCGGCAAGCCCGGGACTGACGGTGCTGATGGTGCGGACGGGCAGGACGGGGAACCCGGCGAGGCTGGAGGTGACGGGGCGGACGGCGTTTCCGGACCGGCGGGCGCTCCTGGTCCGGCTGGTCCTGCCGGCCCGCGAGGGGAGACCGGACCGCAGGGACCGGCTGGGCGGAACGGCTCGGATGGCAAGGACGGCCGTGATGGGCAGGCCTGTCCGTCGGGGTTCGAGTTGCGGCCGTGGGCGTTGGACGACGACGTGTTGGTGTGCCAGCGGGTGTCGGGCGGGGACGGGTCGTCGCCGGACCCTGATCCGTCGGGGTCGTCTCCGGCGGTGGGGATGTTGGCGCCGGAGCGTCGCCGTCTCCTGTGACCTCATGCCCGTGTCCGACGAAAAACGGAACTAAATAAGGGTCATCAAGCAACTCGAACCAGTTCCCCCAGACAACAACCCTGCAATCTAGGGGCAACAGGTGCCCGCACCTGCCCATACGCTCACCTCATGCTGCTCTCCGACTGCCACATACGCGCCGCCATCAGTACCGGCCGGCTCGCCCTGTCCCCGTACGATCCGGAACTCGTCCAGCCTGCGAGTGTCGACGTGCGGCTGGGCAACGAGTTCCGAGTGTTCGAGTCGCACCGGTACTCGCACATCGACCCCGCGGTGGATCAGCCGGGCATGACACGCCTGGTGTCGCCGGCGGCGGGGGAGCCGTTCGTGCTGCATCCGGGGGAGTTCGTGCTGGCGTCGACGCTGGAGCGTGTGGGCCTGGGTCCGGATGTGGCGGCCCGGTTGGAGGGGAAGTCGTCGTTGGGGCGTCTGGGGTTGGTGACGCATGCGACAGCGGGGTTTATCGATCCGGGGTTCGCAGGCCACGTGACGCTGGAGCTGTCGAACGTGGCGTCGCTTCCGATGAAGCTGTGGCCGGGCATGCGCATCGGCCAGCTGTGCCTGGTGGAACTGTCGGGCCCGGCGGAGCGGCCCTACGGCAGCGAGGGGCTCGGGTCGCGGTACCAGGGGCAGTCGGGGCCCACTGAGTCGCGGTCACATGTGCGGTGGCCGGGGTGTGCCTAGTAGTCCCCTGACCCCTCACCGCTAGGGTGGGGGCCATGACCTGGTTGATCACTGGCGGCGCCGGATACATCGGTGCGCACGTAGTCCGCGCCCTGGACGAGGCCGGCGAGAGCGCCGTGGTCCTCGACGACCTCTCCACCGGTGTCGAAGGCCGCCTCCCCGCGTCCGCCACCCTGGTTCAGGGCAACACCTTGGACCGCGCGCTGCTCGACGAGGTCTTCGCCGGCCACGCCATCACCGGCGTCATCCACACCGCCGCGAAGAAGCAGGTCGGCGAGTCGGTCTCGCTGCCGCTG